ATAAGCGGGCTCGAACGCATTGACGGCGGCGGCGACTGCAGTCGCAATCGAATTCAGGGTGTCGCCGATCTGCACTGCGTATTTGGCAAAGTGGCCATCAACCAGCACGGCGATGTTCTGCGGAATCGAAACGGTCCCGCCAATCGTGACTTCGGTCCCGGTCTCATCTACCGTCGCCGTTACCGTGGTGACAGGTGCCGTCTTGGTCACCCAATTCAGCGGGTAACGCGTCGTGTTGCGGTATGCGCCGGGCGGCGCGAAGATGGAAACCGTTACGACGCCAGCGGCCAAATCGATGTTGAGCTGATCGGCCGCGGGCCAACCGGGATAGATGCGCACCACGGAACCGGTAACGGTCGAGACTTGGCCGGGCGTCGGCGTCGCGCCCGCGTAAAACACTTGGTTCAGCGCGGCCGTGAATGCGTCGTAGATGTTGCTGAGGTCCGCCATTATGCCGTGGCCTGTTCAGCTAAAATCCGCCAGCCCAATTCGCTCAGTTCTGCGCTGGACACCACGAACCGGCGCGGCGGCGTGGTTTGTCCCACCTCTTCGATAATATCGCGGGATTTCAGTTCGACCGGCACGCTTGGCGGCAACAGGACGCGCCACCACGGGTCTTTGGTATCGCCTGGCAGTTTCACGTTGGCTTGGCCCAAACGGCCTTCAAGCAGGCCGCACGGCCAGCCGCCGCCCAGCACAACCGTCTCGCCCGCCAGTGTGTTGCCGCCATAGCCCTGCACCCCTGTCCCCGCATTCTGCGCCGGTCGCATCACGTTGATGACCGAGTTGCAGTAGACCGAGGGCATAGGCAAATCGGGCCAGCGGCAGGCCAGAAAAAAGGTCCGCGTCCCGTCGAAATGCAAGTCGGTGTAGACCAGATAGTCGCCGTCCGTTACCTTGTTGCCGTCGATGATGGTGTGCCACATCGGCTGGCCGTATTTGTCCATCGACGTGAATTCTTCGTTGTGGGCAAAGCTGGCTTTGAGCGTGGTAACGAGATTTCCCGGCGCCAACGGGTTGGTCGCGGACGATGGGCGATACACGTTCGTCGGAAAACCGAGTTTCTTGCCGGCGCGGCCGTACCCCGTCCAAATCTTCTTTGCGATGCCCTCGGCTCTCATGAAAACCTCATGACGCCAAGGTGGGTTGCGGGCGTGCCGGTGCGGCGCGGATTGACAGGGATGTTCAGAAAGTCGGAAAGGCGAGAAACCCAGGATTGATACAAACTTTGCCTCATGGCAAGTTCCTGGGAATGATGTTCCCAAACGGCTGCCCGTTTAGTATCTAAATTGTCGCTCGATCCGGCGAACGCACTTTCAAGCCCGTCGAGAATTCCGAGATACCCGTAAAGCGTGGTCGTTCCGCCGTCCAGGCTCGCGCTCGGCGGCAGTTTCACCCCGTTGGCCGTGACCTGGGGCTTCAGAACGCCAGAGCCCGTGGCCGAAATGGCAAAATCGAACGGTGACACGATGCTGATTTCCGGCACGGCCGCGGCGTTCTGCGAATAGGGGCCGGTGCCGTATGGCGCCGCGCTGTAGACGCCAAGGGATTGAAGCACGGCATTTGCGGCGATGCCCGCGGCCAAGCCGTTCACGAGGTTGATGCGGGTGTCAGTGGGCTGGCCAGATGCGTCAACCGATGGGGCCGGGGCCGTCGCGGTGACTGTAACCGGGCTCGGGATCAAGCCGCCAGAAACCGTGATCGAAACCGTATCGCCCTGCGCCGGTTGAGGCCCGACCAGGATCACGGAACCATAACTCGCGCCGGTCAGCATGGCCTCTTCATTGCCGGCCAAATTGTTCAGCCGCCATTCCAACTGTCCGAATACTTCGAAAAACCGATAGCCAGCCGCAGCGCTGCCCAGCGTTTGACCGCCAGCCGATACCCTCAGCAACCCGATGGCGGGAAATTGCAAATGCCTACGAACATTCGCTTTTGTGGCTTCGGTGAGCACATCAGTTTTCCGCGGGTTTCTCGTTCACGAAAAGGACGCCGCAATGCGGGCATCGCACCAGTTCTTTGCTCGGGTCAAGCGGCGCAATCGGGGCTTCGGCCTGGATCAGAGCGGCCAAAATGCGTTCGTCCGTGATCGGCTTGCCCGCGGTAAACGCCACGGTGGCGCCACCGATGACATGACGGAAGTCACGGATTGCGGCGTAAACCGTGGGCGCGTTCGGGTCGGAATGTTTCACAGAAACATTTTCTGCCGTAGCGGAAGCTTTCTTGGCCATGCCAGGGAACGGCGTCTGACACGTCTTGCAGACCTTGGTCCTGATATGGGCCTCAGCGCCGCACCGCGCGCACGTCTTCTTGAGGTTGGCACCCCGCGTCATACGATTGGTTCTCCATCGGCGACCAGTGCGGCCAGGAGGTCGTAAGGCACGATGACGGGCTGGCCGATCCAGAAATTCATGGTCGCGCTGTGCCAGACATAGCTGAAGTTGTTGTACGGGATAACCGGGCCGTCGCCGCCGGCAAAGATGCCGGTGAGCGGGTTGAGCGTAAACGTCTCGGTCTCGCCCGCGGCAATGGTCAGCGTCTCGGTCGGGTCACCGGCCAGCGTGAACGTGATGACGGCCGAAGTCCGCGAATACGCGGTGGGGCCAGCCACGGCCGGATTGGTCACGGACAGCACGTTCGCAGAATTGGTGGCGGCATAACCTGCGGCGGCCAGTACGGTGTCGGCATTGACAAGGGCCTTGAGCCCTGCCGCAACGGCGGTGGCGTCATTGCCAGCGACCACGGTGTACGTCTTCGTGATCGGGCTACCGGTCAAAAGCGAGTTTGTGACGGTGAGCGCGACGGTGTTGCCCACGGCACCGACGCCACCAGCGAGGCTTCCCGCGTTGCCAAACGTGACGGTTTCAGATCCGCCGCCCGTCTCTGTAACGGTACGGGTCACGACAGTCGAGTTGCCAACGGCCTGCGGCTGGTGGAAGGTCAGAACCGCGTTGGAAACCGTGGACGTGATGAACCCTGCGGCCAGAACCGCGTCGGCGTTGATCAGCGCGTTGAGCCCGGCCGCAATCGTGTTGACGGTATCGCCGCCGATCACGGTGTAGGTCTTGGTGACGGGAAGGCCGGTCACACCAGAATTGGTGAAGGTCAGCGCGACAGTGTCAAGCGCGGCCGGAGCGCTACCCGTGCCAATCGTCGCCGTTTCGGTCGCCGTCATGTTGGCGACGGTGCCGGTTTCGGCTGGACCATTGGCCCAGGCCAGAACCGTGTTTGCGCCGGAATCCGGCGTCGTGACCAGGGTCACAACGGCACCTGACGACGTGGCAGTGATCCCAGCCGCGGTGAGGGTTGCGCTGGCGTTGATCGCGTTCTTGACGCCCGTCGCCATGTCGGTCGTGCTTTCGCCGCCAGTCACCGTTGCGGCGACAATGACGGGAGTGGAAAGCGCACCACCCGCAAAGCGGACGTTGAGCGTATCGGTTGCGGTCGCGGTGCCGCCAATCGTGATGGTTTCGGCCGCGGCTTCGGCCCAGCCGGACAGAATGGCCATGTTGCCGAGCGCGGAAGGCCATGCGAAGGTCAAGACGCCCGCGGCGGCGCTGACCACAAGGCCAACGGCTTTCGCCTGTGCATCGGCGTTGAACGCGGTTTGGAGCGCATCGGCGATGGTGGAAACGGTATCGCCGCCGATCGATGTATGCGACTTTTCGAGGTAACCACCGGTGAACAGGCCGTGCGCGACACGCAACGTGCTGACATCGCCGGTCGTAACGGTTTCACCGATCGTCACTACCGCGCTCGCATCGGTGCGCGGGTTGTTGATCAGGAATTGAGCTGGTGAGATATGGTCCAATGTGCCGTACCCGCTATTGCCGGGGCGGTCGAAGTTCGGGACCAGCGTCGGGTTGCGCGGATCGAACGAGCCGGGCGTGCCGGAAAGCGGAATATTCACCATGGCCTATTTCTTCCTCATCACGCCCGAACCAATGGGCGTCTTTTTCTTGCCCATGGCCTCGCGGCGCAAAACGTGGTCATGCGCTTGGGCCAAGCCCGGTCTCGCATCCCAGCCAGGATGAAAGGCTTGCGGAAGCGAAGTGTCCATGGAACCGACTGTCTTCGTCCCGCCGCTGACGCGGCGCGTCGTCACGTCGATTTCTTTCCGCCGAACTTGCTGGAAACCGCATCGGCGTAGACCGCGGCGGAACGACCAGCTTGCGAGCCGCGCCCAGCGCCTGCCGGTTTCTCGACGCCACCCTCACCGGGAACCGTCATCGAAACGCCCTTTTTCAGACCCGAAACGGTCGGCTTGATCGCGGATCGACCGGCTTCCTTCTGACTGTGAAGGGAAGCCGAGACATTCTTGGAGGGACTTTTCATAATTTTGCCCTTTCAGTTGAGCAACGCGAGTTCTCGGATCGTCGGCGCCAGCAATGGCGCGTATTCTTCTACCGTCACGGCATAGAAATGCTCCGCGGCGAGTTTTATCTCACCACATGCGGGGCACTTCTTATGGCCGGTTTTAGTCAGCATACGAATTAACCTGCGTGCTCGATCACCGTACAACGCTTGTAGAGCGCACTACTGGCAGTAGGAATGATGCTGGTGGTGGCGGTCAAATCTGAAGGTGCGGCGTAGCCACCAATGAAAGTCCAGGCGAATGATGCCCACTGCGCGAGGCGGTCGAGAGGCGGCCGGACGATGTGCGCGATGTTGTCGACCAGGAACACGTCGGAAATGTTGTTCATGCCCGAACGTTCCAGCCAAGTGTCCAAGCCCTCAAAGTCGCCTTCGATCAGCGCTTCGGCGCCGATCACGAGCGGGCGGCGAACCGTGACACCAATCTTGTCGGTGGCGCCGTTTGCCGTGGTCGTGGATGCGGTCTGCACATAGGCTTCCGTCGTCGGAATGAAGGTCATATCGAGCAGGCGGACGATATCGCCTGTCTCCCATTCCTTCGACTGATAGCGACCGGCGTAGAGCACCTTGAAGTCCTGATCGGCGAACAACTGGCGCATCGACGTGTTGTCGAGGATGACGTGATAGCTGCCGTCGTCGGTGGGCGGAACGCTGTTGTTTTTCAGGATCGTGGTGGCGTCCTGCAAAATGCCGAGGGTCATCACATCGCCGCCCTGAAGAGACGCGGTGGACAAACGCCCCATCGGGCGCAACACTTGCGGCGCGTTCGAAGCAACCAAGGCATCGCCGTTGACCGGCGTGGTGGCGGCCGAGAACGTGAGCGTGCCGGAAATGCCGTCTGGCGTCTTGGAGTGGTTGGTTCCTTCCGCAACCACGGAAGTCACGGTCAGGGTCTGGGTTACACCGGAGGATGACGCCTGGATTTCCTGCACTGTGATGTTCGTGCCAGAACCGACCGGCGTCGGCCTTCCGTTGACCAGGACGGTCTGAAAGCCACGAATGTCATCGACGTAGCAGCTCGTGGTGCCAGGTGCGCCAAGGTCAACGCGGACACGAGTGTTGCCGCCCAGATACGCGCTGAAGAATGCCGAGCGGGCCAAGCGCTCCAAGGACTGCGCCGACTGCACACCGTTGTTGCGGGCCACGCGGGTCATGTTGTTCGCGATCGACGCCAGATCCTGCATGAGGTTCACGTCGGTGGCGTCGCCGTATTCGTAGGTCGCGAGTGTATATTGCTCAAGAGCCGCGTCCGACGCGCTCAAGCCGTTGTCCAGCGAGGACGAGGACTGTGCGTTCATCGGTGTGGTGACCGGCGCCTTGCGGCCGGTACGGGTGCGGGTGATCGATTCACCGATGCGGGCCGGAATGGTCTCCTGCATCGCTTCGCGGCGGTAGCCGAGGATGGAATCCAAACCCTCTTCGAATTCGCGTTCCAATAATCCGGTCTGAAGTTCGGCGGCGAGCGCGGCCGGGAAGCCGGTCCAGTTGGCCATGGCAAGTCCTCAAAATGGCGGTTGCGGTTGTAGACTTCGCGGCCCCTGGCCATCCCGGACTTGTTTACCGGCGCGGGGCACCTGGCCCTTTGAGTACCTTCTTGTAACGCGCACAGTACCCAGCGCGGCTCGCATCTCGCTTGCAAATCAATAGATATCCCTCGCGAACATTTTCTGTCAATATGTTCGACATGAGATTTCGTCATAGAGCCGTTGTAACGCTGTCCGATACGTTCGGCTGGCAGCATCCGCGTTACATTTACGTGCGGCCGCCGCGTGACCCCGATGAAATAGAAGACGGCGCCCTAGCCGCCGGTCGCATCGTCCGCTTCTGGCTTTGGTTCATCGCACCGTTCGCCGCTGCGTTTGTGGGATCGGTGCTATGGGCGGTTGGTGTGGCGGTCTTTGGCGGATGAATGTTGGCGGGTGGTCCAGACTGCCCTCGGCCTACGCTTCGCTGTCGGGTACGGGCCGTTTGCGCGCTAGGATCGGCACTTCCCTTGCTCCCGTGCTTTCGCACCGCTTCAAGCATCCACCCCACCGCGCATCTTTGTTCGGACCATGGGGTCGCGTGTCTCGGATGTCCTGGTACAGATCGCCAGATACCACCTCGCCAATTAAAGCAGACGGGCCGGACGTTGTTAGCGCAACATCCAGCCCGCCCACCACCTCCGGCTTGCGCCTAACTCAATGCATTACCGCCCGCCACGCAACCGGCGCCGAATGCCGGACTTGTAATCTCGGTACTGAGACGCCGACATGTCTTTGACGTTCGTCGGGCTCGGATTGGGATTGGCCGGCGGGGCTGACGGGTTGCCGCTGGATGTTGGGGCCGGAACTGGGGCCGGTGCGGGCGCCGCGGGCGCGCGGAAGAAATTGGGCTTCGCCGCCTTGAACTTCGCCACAGCCTCTGTCACACCGGTAACCGCTCCGTTTTCGTCCACCGTAATGCCGTCGCGGCCGACAAGGCCAACCAGTTCGGGATCGAGCACGCCTTCGCCGACCAGCGCCGCCTTGAGTTCCGCTTCGATGATCCGAGGTTTCAACGCGTCCACTTTTGACCTTTCCGCCGCAATGGCTGATTGCTTGTCTGTTTCGGCGGAGGTTTTCAGCGCCGCCAGTTTGGCTTCTGCGTCCCTCGCCAATTCCCGCGCATCCTTGGCCTGAATGCGGTATGCAGCGGCCTCAGCGTTGAGCCGAGACCGAGCCTGTTCCGGCGTCTCATGCGGCTCTACCGGCGTAGCTGGCGTCGGAGTGGGCGGCGTTACGGGTGCGGCTGGTGTCGGTGCTGGGTTCGGAGGCGTTACCGGTTCTGATCCGGGTGACGACATAGGTCAATGTCCTCAAATCGTTGGTTTGTAATTCTAGGCGTTACGCGAGGCAACTTCAAGCAGCCATTTCGTTTCGATTTGGTTGGCGCTGGCGTTGATCTTGAGCAGGTCAGAGACAGTTTGGCCGATTTCACTCATGTCACATCCCTTCCGTCTGCAGCGCGCACGCCAGAGCCGTCACAAACTCTTGCTCCTTGGATACCGCGTCACCGATGTTGTTCATGTTTCAGCTACACTAATCCCATCATCCGCAACCAGTCTTCATTGTCCGGGTACTGTGAAAATGGAATTGAAGGGGCTGGAGTCGCAATCATAGAAAACAGCGGACAAAGGTGGTGCATGGGGTAATCAATGCCGTCCGCTGGATTATGATAGACATCCGTGCTATGGGCGCGCAAGTCACAACTTCCGCCGTTGGCAACGTTAATTCCAGGAGCCACTACTTGTCCGTACAAATCTCCGCAGCCGCCTGTTGAGATACTGATGAGGGCCGGACCATTACCCGCAGATGGAAGGTCGTGATCAAGAGTAAATTCAATCGAAACGGTATTACTGCCGATGATCATCTGATTATAAGCTGTAGTGTTATCCGAGGAGAAAAGAGACCCAATACCCTTGGCTTGCAGGTTCAATCCGCGAGGCGCCCAACCATTTGCGCCACTAGGTTTGTTTGACCAACCCGTTGCTCCGGCCAAGGTAAGCTGTGCAAACTCAAGTACGCCGGGAGCCTGAAATGTAAGGATGACTTTTGAGCCCTTGCTTATGCCATAATAAATAAAGTTTATTGGTTTCAAAAAATCTGGTTTTCTGCCACGAATTCCGTAAGTTGGAGAACCCATTATCTGAGCGCGAGCCCGACCAATTTTTGCTCCTAAGTAGAGAGCCCCTGAGCGAATATAGTGCGTAGCGTCTACCGTGTTTCTCACTATGTCGTAATCAGGTGTAACGTAGCAGCAAATCGAGTCTTCCAGACAAGCCTTCAACATGCCCTGCTGTGCCTGCCCCTGCAAAACTCCGACGCAAGTCGGTACGCCGAGAGTGTAGGCCGGAGTTTGCTGTCCGGTGAGATTTGCAATATCTCCCGATCTATCGTGCGCTAACTTCTTAAACATCTCCGCCCAAGAATAGGCATCAGGCGTGGCAGCGGTATCAATGTTCTCGTGTCCGATATAGGGTATCGTTTGGACGTTGTAGCTCAGATTTTGAGAATGGAAATAGGTTTGTGACTGCGCAAAGAAGTCCATAAATACTGTATATGGATCGGTACCTTTGATGAAGTGGTTGAGTGGCTCTCCACCACGTCCACCACAAAAAGCGTAGACGATGTTTTTCGCAGGATTAACACCCCAATTGTCGGAGGCCCACTCTACCGCGTAGTTTGACGACTCACAAAAAGTAGTCTCAGGCACAACGTTTATTACTGCGTCACCGCCAATCAGTAGTGGCCGTTCACCGGTAATTGTACCTGTATCGGTTATTTCATAGCGGATGTGATTCACATCCGGCCCTGGGTTTGCTACAAAGTCCGCATACGTCGAGTCCGGCATTTTGTTGTAGTACGGCTGGGTGGTTAGGACGGGCGCCCCACCAGTTCCGGAAAACTCATTGCTTTGTGCATAACCGCTATTGCCGTTACGATCAGCCCAAGCAGGCTGCACAAACTGTATGGCCGAAATGTAGTCAGGAGTGGTGTCTGGAATAATCGTGTTATTGACCGCCGCCGTAGCGTCGGCGTCACTATAGCCAGTAACAAGAAATGCTTTTTTAATTCCCAGTGCTGTCGCGGCCGAGACTGTGGTTGGGGTGCTTGTTGATTGATCTAGAATTGCTGCGGATAGTGCCTCCGCCGCTCCTCCACTGGCTATGGTTTCCCCCACTAGACCACAGGTCATCGTCCAGCCGAATTGAAAAACAATACCGCTGTAGTCTACAACTGCACCAGACAATTCACCAGGACGCCCCAGCATTGCATAGCTGTTCTGACCGACAGTATTAGCATACCGAATATGGTTTCCCCCCTCCGCATAGGCTGTCAAATACCACCCCGGCGCGGCGACTGGATGCCATGTGGTGATGACCGATGTACCAGCCGCGGCGGTGTATTCGTAAGTCTCTCCAACAACCATCCCCGCAGCGAGCGCGCCAGAAGAATACCCCACCGTTCCAGGATCGGCAGAAATGGGGATATTGATAGTCGATCCTGTAGTCCCAGAGGCCGTCGCAAACGTCCCGTTCACCGTCACACTATTTGAGCTAGTTAGCCCCGAGATTGTTACGTCAGAACCTGACGGCACTCCATGTGCGGCGGCGGTAGTTAGCGTAAGAACACCTGACGTCCAGATCGCAGACGTAAACGTATTTGCAGCAATTAATTTTACCAGTGCAAGTTCAATGCACCCTGCCGCAGGCATATATATTGGGATTGATTTAATTGGTCCAGTGGCCGCAAAGGGATCTTTGCAAAATACGGTGTTCCCAAGAGTCCAAGCGCCATAGGCTGCGGTTGGGTTGAGTTCTCCGCCAGAAAGCACCGCGCCTGCAAGTGCTTGGCGAGCCGCAGCCTCAGCATTGATTGCATCTTCACGATTTCCAGTCTCAACAGCGATGGCCGCGTTGCGCGCTACGACTTCAGCAGCATCATTTGTACTACGTATAGTGGCCTCAGCAGCAATTCCTGTAATAATCTTCCAACCAATTTCAGAAATAACCCCTCCAACATTAGAGAGTGTACTAGCTATCGTTATTGCCTGACTTGTGCTAATCAGGTATGATCCTGCCTGATTATCGTATCTGACATTGTGATAGACGTTTTGAACCGCTACATACCACCCTTGAGTGACGACAGGATTCCATGTCGTCACAGTATTGAGTCCGCCAACTGCATTTGGGAGGGTAAGAGTATCTCCCAGTTGCACGATAGAGGTACCTGCGTCGTTCAGTTCAACTAAAGTCAGTACCACTGGACCTGCGTAATCTAAATAAAAATTTAATGTCTGAAGCAGACCCGTTGCAGTGAAGGGTTGGCTACAAAATACGGTTGCACCAGGGCCCCACCCACCATAACCTGCACCCGGAGCAGTCACGCCGCCCGTTATAGACTCCCCGCGTAAAATATCATCCGCGGCAGAGCGGGCAGCAGCCTCGGCGGCGACAGCGGCAGCCGCTGCGTTTGTTCCAATGTTGACCCATGGGGGGATTGCTACCGTGCCGACACCACCACCGGCCGTTATCTGCGCGGCGGTGAGTGGGCATTGATACCGCTGACCTGCAAGCGTTGATGTAGTCGCATCAACTTCGACGGTAGCAAGCCCGAGTTCCGCAGCGCTATCCGCGTCTGTCGCGGTGGTCCATGCGCCCGACCCGGTTATCCAAACACGGTTTTGGCTTTGTGTGGTCTGTGCAATCAGCAAGACGCGAGATGCGCTTGTTGTGAATCCATTGATGGTGTGCTCGCCGGATAAGGTGATATTTGTGGTCGATACCGACGCAACTTTTGCAAGATCTGGAACGCGACCGGTTGTTGCTATCACCTGAACTGCAGCAACGTCGGAATCTGCAAGTATAATTTCCAACCGGCCGGATGCAGGGTTACCCACCGGGATGATGACTGTCGGACAAACGCCTTGTGGAAAAGAAGCCGACGCGGCCGCTTTTGTAGATGTTGATTCCCACTCGTATGAATGGCCTGTTTCATCGCAGATAAAACCGCCAACGCTTGAACATTGGGCTGCATTTTTTGCTGCAAGGTCGGAAAGGGTCGCCACTCGCGTGAAATAGACAGCCATGTTATGCAACTCCAATGGATGCTTTAGCGGCGAGAAGTGCGATCAGGAATTTACGCATGGTGTCCTCGGAATTAGAAAAGCGCGGTTACGCGACCCCGGCGTAGTTGGCGACGGCGGATGACCCGGTCATGCTGGTGAGGCGAGCCTTGATCCAGCGATACGATGTGGCGATTGAGGTCAGACCGGCGGCGCTTATGGTCGAACCGAGTTTGAGCCCACTGGTGCCGGTCGTGAATGTGATCGTCTCTGTGGCGCCTGCGGAAAGCGCTGAGGCGAGGCTGAGGTCGTTGGCTTGGGACGGCGACGATGGCGACGAGAACTGCCCTGCGCCTTCGGTCGGTGACGTGCTGGGCCATGAGACGGTGACGACGCCAGACGCGGCTCCAGCCGTGATGCCGAGCGCAGCCAATGTGGTGTCCGCGTTGATTGCGGCGGCGAGGCCAGCGCCGATCGCGGTCAAGTCGTTTCCGTTCGCCACGGTGTAGCTTACCGTCTTGCCGCCCGAAATGAGCGGAGACGTAAATGTGATGCCGACGTGATCCGCCTCAGTTGCAGAACCGCCCAACGTCGCAACATACTGGTTGGCCGGCGCCTGTTCCGCGTTGCTGACATAGAGGTCAACATCGATGGCGCTGAACGTGCCGCTCAACTCGATGCTTCCGGACTTGGCCCATTGGATCGGAACCCAAAGGCCCTCGTAGGGCGCCGCAGCAACCCCGGTGAGCAGCGCCGCACTGATGGAAAACGGCCCATTGTACGGCGCGGATTGGTAATCTACGAGATTGCGCATAGGCTTCAGCCCTCAGTTTCTATTTCGGCAAGGATGTCGTCGTATTCCACGCATTCACCAAGGCCAATGAGCCATTTGATGCGGCCGGTCGCGGGGGACATGACATCCGTAAACATTTTCATGACCTCAACCTGACCGATGGATTCGCCCTCTTCCATCAAAGCCCCGTCTTCCGCCGCCTGAGACGACAGAATGCCAGACGTTGGTGACGGAATGGGAATTCGCGCCATGCGTTACGAACCTTTCGGTGCGCAGTTTATCGCAACCGGCGGAACTTACAAACGGGGAATGATGTAACGCGTTATCAAACCAGCTTGGCGTCCGGTTCTCTGAACTGGACCGAGAAATTGAGACTGTCGCCTTGCTCGAATGCGTGAAGGTGGGCGATGATACCTTCTTCGCAATACCCGAGCAGGAGAAATGAACCACTGAAGGCCGAAGGCATTTCCCAGACCGGCCGACCGGTGCCGGTCATGATCCGCGCCTTCGCCCAAGCCCCCTGCCCGACGATCAAAACCGAGTAGAGTTCACTCGAACGCCTCGCCAGCCGGTACAGCCCGCTCTTGTGCAGACTGACCATGCGCATCAACGTGCCGGGCGCGGGCGGCGTGTAGATGTCCCGCACCGTGCGCATGTCGATTTCGGGGGGTTCAAGCATTAGCCGTCAATTTCAAGAGGATGATGTCGCTTTTTTCAGAAAAGCTCATAAAAACGGCATCAACCACCAATCTTTTCGCCGCGTCTGGAGAGATCGTCTGGCCAATACGAACGCCAAAGTTCCGAGCATCTCGAATCATGCTGTTGGCCACGTCGGCAAGATCGTCGCCAATCTTATATCCTTCCACAAACTCAGTTTCTGATAGTGTTTCCGCTCCCCCGGCTTTGGCCGCGTCAGAAGCCCCGATCAAAACCTCTTTTTCCAGAGGATGCACGTTTTCGATCATTTCACGTCGTAGTAGCGAAACCCTTTGGGTAAAATCCATGTCTTTCTCCTTCACGCATCCGTGCGGGTGATGGTCTGGCCCGCGACTTGCTGCTTCAAAAGCCGCGACAATTCGTCGGTAAACAGCGTCTCGACGTATTTTCGCTGGGCAATGTCGTCGGTGTCGCCGGTATTTTTGATCGCCTGGGCCGCCAGGCAGGCTGCAGCACATGTCACGGCGCGGAGCACGTCGCCCTTGGCGGCGCGGACGGCATGGCTATTGACCCATCGCACCAGCGGGTCGCAGAGGCCAAGCATCAATTTGGCCCACAATTTGCCCTCAGCGCCAACCGCTTCGTCGGCCCGGCGCCGGTAATGCGCTTTCTGCGCCGCGATGATCGCCTCAACGCTGGGATCTGTGTTGGGCTTCGGATCGATCCGGCGCATGATGCGGAGGCTGGCGCTGTGGATCATCTTGGTCTTGCGGTTCACGCCGTCGCGGACGAAATGGCCGTGTTCGTCGGTCTCGTAGACCAAGGCGGTGCCGGCCGCAGTATCGGCCTCAAGGCACTGGGTCAATATTTGCTGGCCATCCACAACCACAAGCGCTTCGTCGGCTGATGCTCCACCAATTTTGTACGTGGTCAATTCAGTCATCTCGTAGCGCGTCTTGATCATGCGTCGTCCTCCCGGATAATGCCCATCGACTTGGCGATTAGGTCGAATTTCGTCATTTCCATGATCGTAATCATCCGCTCCACCGTGATATCGCTGTCCCATGCCTTCGTGAAAACGCAACTTGGGTCTTTTGGACTTGGACTTTCCCCCAAAATCAGCACGGTTTTGAGCACAATATCGCCGCTTTCGACCTTCTCGACGAGCCGCTTCAGCGTGGCCAGCGGTGTGTTGCCCTCAATTGCGTGTTCAATGGGCTCGCCGCTGAGCGTGACGACTTTGGGACCGGTCATGCCACTTCCTCTTTGGGTTTGGTGTCGCCGATCTTCTCGCCGTTTACCCACCTAAATTCGTCCAACGGGAAATCGCCGTCACACCATGCGCAGGGTAGAGTTTCCGGCAACTGTTCGGTGTGTGCAATCGCAAAAGCGGTCGCGATGGCGTAACGTGTGATCTTCTGGCACCGGCTGTGCCTGACGGAGTTGTTCACGGGGCGGCCGGTGGTGCGGTGCTGCTTCACGGCAATTTCTCGTGAACGGGCCATGGCATGGTGAAACCGCTTGCGTTCTTGTGCCCGCCGCCACCGAAGCACTTGGCGACCGCCGAAACATCGAAATCACCACGGGATCGTAGCGAATATTGCCATTGTCCAGGCCGTACCTCGAAATAGCTTGCCCCAAACTCGGCACCATCGACGGCGCATAGTTCGCCCGCAACCTCACTCGCCGCAAAATATGGCGCGTTCGCGATGGCGATGGTGGACCGCGTAAGGTCTCTGGTGTCATGGCCCCAAGCAATCTTTGCGAGATAGGAGCTTTGCTTCAGTTCCTCGACGCGAAGCCGATAATAGCGCTGAATTGCGCGGCCTTCTTCGATCAGGGGCGCTGGGCCTGCGGCGACAAGCCTGTCCCACGTCTCAAAGTCTTGTGGATGTGACCGCAGAGCGATGGTAAATTCGTCGCCGTTCGGAAGCGCCTTGCGCCAAAGGTCGCGGTCCTCGACATAATTGATGAACGCAGGGCGCGCCTGATACGGGTGAAAGAAATCCCACGCGATACCGGAGCCGCTTCGGGTCATATCGAAGATCGCCGCGACGCCGTCCGGCGCCTTACTGAAACACCATTCGTCGCGGGTGCCGGGGTGCGGCATTCCGGCGAGGTCTTCGGCCGCCGTCTTGTGGTGGTCGAGAATGAGAATTGACTTTGCTGCCTTCGCCATTTCGGTCAGAATTGGGCGCTTGTAGCTGAAATCGACAAGAACAACGTGCCGATCAGAAACGTCAGGAGGAGCGTTACCGTAGACGCCGGGGTGAAACTCGAATGTGTCAGGCACCATTGATGTGCGGAGCGCCCATGCCGCGGCAAACCCGTCATCGCAGCCGCCGTGATAGATGCAAATCGACTTGCTCATGTCTTCTCCCTCGCCTTGTATGCGTTCCAGACTACAGTGGCGAACGGGCAGACCGAATGGCCGCCGCCGTCCGCATGGATGACCAGACCGTGAAAACAGCCGCCTGACGCCATCCAAGAGCCCATTACTGCAGGTGTGGCGCGGTAGATCGCCCGGCCGTTGCGGGTGTCGTAGTCCGGGTTGCGGCTGCCGTCCGGCATCCATTCCTGCATTTCCTCGTCCGGGAACCGCCCGTTTTCGTCCGGCACGCCGTCGTAACCAAGGATGGTCCCTGACCCGGCGTGCGTTACGGCCAGCGTGATAAGCGTCGCCGGGCCTTCCTCGAATACGTAAAGCCCAGGCTCCTGGATAAGGAACATCTTGCCGCCCATCTTGGGCTGGGGGAGGCGGATGCGGCGGATGATGGTGTCACGCATGGGGTCAGGCTGCCTTGGTTTGTGCGACGGCCGCGGTCCGCGCAATCGACAATAAAAGATCGCGGAACTGCGGCGGCGTGGCGTTGCGGATCTTCGTCTTGTCCTTACCGCCGATCATAGCAACAACGCCGATGCGCCGCGCCTTTTCGTAACCGTAACGCTCAATCATCCATTCGGGCAAGCGCTGATTGCCGCGGCCCCAGTGAAGCGCCGGCAGATCGACGCCATGGGCGTACAGCCAAGTTGGCTTGCGTGAAGGGTGACCGTAAAATCCCTGCTCAACGTAGCACGTCCAGCCGCCTGACATATCGGCGGCGATCCACCCGCCTTCGCGCGGCGGGGCGTTGAGGTTGAACGCCGACCAGGTCCGGCTGTCTGCCGGATGCTCAAGCACGCCACCCCAGTGCCGCACAGAAGCCAGCGCAGAGGCAAAGCAGCCGCCGTCATCGCCAAGTTTGAATTGATGCGGTTTGCGCGTGCTGCCATGCCAGAACCTCCCCCATCGCTGGCAGGGCGGATGCGCGACGACGGGGTGCGGGCCGGGATAGAGCCGCGCGTCTCGCGTTTCGTCCCATGGGTCCACGCCTTCAAGTCCGAAGTAGCAGCCGTTCGTCTCGACAAACAACGCCGCAATCATGGCAGTTCCGGCATTGGCATCCAGTGGGTAATTTTCAGGCGATAGTGATACCATTGCACTGGTTTGCGGTCGCTATCCATCCAGCCATTTACGACCACGGGGTGGCTGAACGCGCCAGAAACGCTGACGCCAAGGAACAGGACGTAGTGAAACTTGCCATCGGTATACCCATCTGGCGCGGTCTCAATCGGTTGCCAACCGTTCATCCTACATCCCCATCCGATTGATGACATTCTGCATGGCGTCCGCGACAGGATCGGTCTGCGCCTCGCCTTCGCCCTCGATTACTTCTTGGTCTTCCGGCCCAAGCGCGGCCGGCGCGGTCTCAATCGGCTCGCCCGGCAGGTCGGCGGTGGACTGTTCCTCGACTTCCGCCACGGCGGCGCCGTCCAGTTCCAGCGTTGTCAGGTCGAGATAGGTCGAGACGAACAGCTTGGCTTGGTCCGGCGTGACCAACATGAAGTCTTCCGGCGGCTTTTGCTCTTCGCTGGCCGGGACCGGCGTCGTGGTGCCGTCCGGGCCTTTTTCGCTGGACGCGGGCCGGGCCGGGGCATAGGCGGCTTGGAGCGGATTGAGCAACTTGCTGATACCGTCCGCCATTGACGATATGTCGGCCGCTTCCGGCTGGTTGAGACGCGGCCACTGTAACGCGATACGGGCCGCGTCAATCTCGCCGTCGTAGACCGCAACGCACATCTTGCGGAGCAGCGGCAGCAAGCCTTCGTCGCCGTAGGCGGTGCGCAGTTCCATAACGAGGTCGTGGCTGTCCTGGTCCAGGAATTCCATGCCGCGGCCGGACAACACACCCTTCATGCGCTGAGGGTCCTTGCGGGCCGCGCTGATTTGCTCGAGCGCGTGGTCGTGGAGCTTGTCCACCACCATCAATCCGGCCTCGATCCCCTTGCCGGTCATTTCGAGCAGCTTGGCGTCGCCCGCGTTGATTACGTTACCTTCAGGGTCCTTTCGCCCAGGCTCCAGGAACAGCGCCACGGCAGGCCCGCGCGTCATGTCACCGGGGTTCATCAGGTTTCCGATGATGACCGGCTGCGGAGCACAGTTGTAACGGGTGCCGCGCGCGACCTGGCTGAAAACATAGTCAAGTTCGATCGAATCCGGGATTGCATCTTCCCATGTGCAGGCCCCGTCCGGGTCTTCGCCGCCGGCCAAATTCTTGAACCAATGCCCCGGCACAAAGCCAAAATCGTGCGTGTGGGTGTCCCACGGCGTCAATTCGTGCTCGGTCGCGCCCTCTTTGAACCCGTTACAGGGGTCCCAGTCCTCTTTCAGAACCGGCTGAAACGTCACTTCCGAGTTGGTCAGGTAATCGCGGATGAACCAGTATTGCCGGTTCGGTTCCATCGGCTTGAGGTCGGGGAGGTTCATCGCGGCGAACGCGGCGGGCCACGTCAGGTAGGCAATGCGTAACGCGGACAACTCGCCCATCGTGTCAAAGCTGGGCCAGCACCATTTGGCCTTCCACACGTTCACGCCGCAGCGCACATCCTCGTTTTTGCCGTCCGCCGCGGGGTTGGTCTCGACCCTGAACGTCGCCGCCACCGAGCCCACAGAGCCGCGAAACGCAATTTCCATCATCTTGCGGTAAAGCCCGGTCGAGACGATGAGGGCCTCCACCCGTGCCTTAGCCTTGGGGTCATCGTGCTTGATGCGGGGGACGTGGCGACCCGAAAACAGCTTGCGGCTGGACCAGCGCGCCACCATGCGGGGAAGGCGGTATTGTGTTGACGGGCGGCGCTGATCGATCGGGATCGGGACCGCGGCTTGGCCCATGCCCTCGGTCTCATCGTAAAACGAGTGCTTCAGCCCGTCGTAAAAAGTGCCGTCCAGCAACCGGTCAAACAGATCCAATTTGCGGAAGCGGGAGCCATCTGGCGCCCAGTCATAGGCCGGAACGGTGGCGGCAATTTTTTTGAACATGCGGGGCGCCCGATGGTTGTAACGCGGAATGCAGAATGTAAACCGGTTGGGCGGGAGTTACAAACCCACATATTCGGCCGAGCGCTGGCGCCGATGTTCATCAATCTCACGCTGAATTTCTTGGCAGCGCCTCATCGACTGAACCATATTGCCCAAACACTTCACGGCGTCGATCAACTCATCTCGCGTCATGTCCTCGACGTTTTTGCCCATGAACGTGGTGATGGTTGGAACATCGCTCATATTTTACCCTTTACTTCTTTGTTTAATCTGTTCCACCAAGCTTCTCGCACATCATACCCCAGAGCGGTAGGCCCGCAGTCGATATCGACAAACGTCGACCCTGGTGACATACCGAGCGCTGGGTGTGGTGATCCTTCCTTAAAGCGAAACAACCCGGCACCTTTCAACCTCTTGCCGTAAAAGTCACGCCAGTCAGGAACCCACTCACATTCCGCCTTACCGATAAAGGGCGCTTCGCCGTTAAAACTGGTCCATGGAAATCTGGCGCCTGCGAACAGGCCAAGGAAGGCGCGCAGCTCATCAGATGAGAGCCCGTCAATAAACGCCAAGCCTTCAGCAACATCACTGCGTATGTCAGCCGGGTCATTCTCCGGTCTCTCGCCGTGCGCCGTGTTTTCTTCGCAGCCCATGGTCAATCCTTTGTTTTCGGTTCGCGGTATCAACGACGATGTGTGTTTTTGCCATCACTTCACCTTTATTGCCTTGAGCCGGTGCGCCGACATCAACAGATCGGTCGCGTGAGACCGGCAAAGTTCCTCAAGTTGCGGAACAACGCCAGACGGCACCGCAGCCTCGCCGCTCGCCCAGCGCCGCACCGTCCGCTCGTTGATGCCGAGCATTTTCGATACCGGTAGTTTCCAGTCTGGGCCGGCGAGCAGAACACCAATCGCGGTAAAGTCTTCTGCGCTGAGTGTCATGGTCACGTCTCGCCTACCGGTGCATAATCCTCGGGTCGTGCAAACATCATCTTGGACAGATCATCCTTGCGCCGCCACGTCGATGCAATCGCAGCGTGGCACTCCCGGCCAGCGCGGCCGTCATACTTGGTCGGATCAACGCGCATCACATACTTTCTGGCCTCACCATCCGGAACCGGTGTCGAATCCGTCACCTCAACGGCGACAATCGCTTCGTCGTCCGGCTGTTCACGCCGGAACAGGCGCCGCGGATTGCCCAGCGCGTCAAAGTCCTCATGCACAACCGTAGCGCCAGATTCCCGCAAATACCGGTCCATGCCGAACCAGCCGATCAAAACTCGACGGACCTCGGCATTCTGTTCCGCGTCGATCCGCGCTACCGTGATCTTGGAGTGGTCAACGCCAAGATCGGTCGGGACCCGCACGCCATGTGACGCGTACAGACTGTAGCCGTCACGATAACGTAGTGCAGGGCCATTGTCAGAGTGCGGCCTCCCACGATCATCACGCGCGATAATTTCCGGTCGATCCGTGATGATGCAGAAATCATCGAACGGATAAAACCAGCCGCACGATTTGACTAGTGTGCAGTGTGCATCAAGCATGGCGTTCTGCTTGTCATCGTAATGAGCGCCAATCCGGCGACCACCATCCAGCCATGCCCATAAATAATCCCATTGGCCCCAGAACCACGTTCCCATATAGTTCAGTTTCTGGTCCCTGAGCTGGTCCCTGAGCTGGCCCCCGAGCTGGTCCCTGAGCTGGTCCCAGAGCTGGTCCCCGAGCTGGCCCCCGAGCTGGTCCCAGAGCTGGTCCCCGAGCTGGTCCCTGAGCTGGCCCCCGAGCTGGCCCCCGAGCTGGTCCCAGAGCTGGTCCCCGAGCTGGCCCCCGAGCTGGTCCCAGAGCTGGTCCCCGAGCTGGTCCCTGAGCTGGCCCCCGAGCTGGTCCCCGAGCTGGCCCCCGAGCTGGTCCCCGAGCTGGTCCCCGAGCTGGTCCCCGAGCTGGTCCCAGAGCTGGCCCCCGAGCTGGTCCCTGAGCTGGTCCCTGAGCGACTTCAAATCAACCTTGGGCCAAGTTTGACAAAGCAAGTTTATGTAAAGTTCTGCACCGAGCGGAGAACTGAGCCGAACAAAATGGGGCCGCTTACGGCCGATGTGGCTATAGAGGACGGCAATGGCTTCCTCTGCCGCACCAAAATCAGCCGGCGCAGTGGACAGTCCAGCTGCCATCCACTCTTCGAGCGAAGCAGTGATGATGGCTTTTCGCTCGTCTGTGAGTTCGAGTTTTTGTGCCATGTTAGTCGCTCGCACGGATAAGTTCTGCCGGCGTATACTCGACCTGCTGGCCAAGCAGATATTTGCCGTCCGGAATTTGCTGCGGATCATGGTCGGCCTTGGCGCCGCTGACCAACTCGTGCTTGAGCGTGGCGCCGGAACCGCCACCGGTCTCGACCAGAAGGTATTCGATGTCCTTGTTGTCGAGTTTGGTGAAACCGCAGATGCCCTTGCCGCGGAAGACGTGGGCGTGGCCGGTGACTTCGCCGTTGGCGAGGACCAAGCGGTTGTGTTCGTCGCGTCCGACCGGCGCGGCGTCGGCCGGAATCCGATCCGTGGCGACAAGCAGTACGTCGCCCTGCCGCCAGTGCAGCGGGGCCGCGGTCTTCTTTCTGTTCGGGTGGTTGGTCATGTCTTTGGTCTTTCCTGCCCCTATCTGTGGCTGAGGCGCGCCGTACAATCTGATCACACATTAGAAGGCGGCGCTACTCGCCCTCAGACTGCAGGGTCAGGCGGTCGCAGGTTCGAGCTTTTCGGAAACGGCCCACTGCTCGCCAGCCAGATAAGCATTGACCCACCGCATCGCCAAATCAAGCGACGTAGTTTTGTAGAGCGCATCATTTTTTGGAAAGCGCGCATCGAATACCGCAACCTCCGGCAAATCTTCCGTGCCGCGCACGGTGATTTTGTGGCCGTTGTAAGTGTACATTGCGGGTTTGACTGATTTCGACATATTGGTGTCTCCTTATTTTCCGCCGAGCGTCGTTATCAAATGGCGCGCGTCGAGATTGATCCCATAGGCGAGAGAAGTTTCTATCGAGCGTTCTCCTGTAGCGCGCTCAATTTCTTCCGCAAGCGAAAGCGATATGCGGTGGATGTATTCCGCCCGCTTTAGCCACCTTGCTTCTCTGGCCGCCTTGCCACGAAACGCCGTCATCGTCTTACCCCAGCGCCACGTTTGCGTAGAGCGCCATGCCGTCTTCGACCATGCCAACCAGCACTGCCGGATCAGCCGCGGTGAAAACCTTCAGCGACCCGTTTGCGATGGCGCGGCGAACCTGCCATTCCGGCATCGACGTTCCGCTGCCACGCAGGATGTTGTGGAAATACGCGGTGGCCTTCATGCCACGATTGGATTCGTTCCGCGTGACCTTGTAGACCGTGCCAGCGTGAACGTACTCGCCCGGAATTTCACGGACGCACTGGATGGTCTCGGTGGTGACTGTGGATTTCTTCGACATCTTCTGGCCCTCTTGACCTCTCGCCCGGAACCGTTTCAAGCGGTATGCAGTCTTGTAACGCACGTCCGTAATTCCGGCAAGCGATCTCGCCGCTATGTAACGCGATTTAATGCGGCGGTAATGTTGATCACCGCTTGCCTTCCGGCCATTCAGGCGGCCGAAAACCGGCCAGCATCCAACCGAGCACCCGGCACGCAATCGGGTTCGGTGGCCGCGCGCTGTTACCGTGCAGAGCCTCCCATTTGCGGATGGTGCGCGGGTCAGTATCGAGGGCCACGGCCAGTTCGGCAATGGACAGGCCAAGCGCATTCCGGCCGGATTTGAAGTCAGCGGGCGTCATTGTTGGCGAGTTCCCGATTTTCGCGCGCTATCCGATCGTACTCACGTTCCCGCGCCTTGAAATTGGCGATAGCTTTGGAGCGATTAGGCCCGAACGCTTTTTGGCATTCGGTACATTCTGGGTCTCCGCAATCGTAAACAGGCATGTCTAAGCCCGTCCCTATCTATTCTCGCGAGCGTACTTTTCCGCCGCGATTATGGTTTTTTCGATGGAATCAAGAAGCGGCTCTATTGCGCCTGCTTCGATCATCCACTTCTGGATCGGCGCCGGGATTACGAGGCAGGCCATCATTGCCCGCTGGCGCGCATTTGGCGTCTCACCAGGATCACGGGCGCGATCTATGACATAAGCCTTGAATGCGGATTTCTCGTCCGGGTCAATGCCCATCACGGCTGCCCTCGTTTTGTTTGGTTGGTGGGGGCTTCGCGGACTGCCTGCCTAACGAGCAATTCTACCCGCTGGTACAGCATTTCAATCGCAAGGCTTAGGTCGTTTTCTTCGCGACTGTGAGCCGCAAGGCATACGTTCAGAACGTGCGGATTAAGCCATTGGTCGATTTGCTTGCGGTCCATGATCAGCCTGCGAAGTGGATGAAAAACTCCGGCGCCGCGCCACCGCCCATCTGAATACCGCCGTCGCAGGCCGCTTTCATGGCCGCGTCGAGGTTGGGGTAAATCTCAAGAAGAGCGTCACTGTTGGCTTCGGAAAAGACCGTCCAATCGTCCGTGGTTTCCAACGTGATGTCGATTTTCATGGCCATAGCCGTCTCCCGTTTGATGACAAGAGACTAGGCCCGCCGGGCCGGTAACGCAAGACTGATTACATGTCTGAAACATTAAATTGCGTTACAAGTCACCTCCCATATATCGACACCACGGGAGGGGGGCCTTTGGGCTTAAGCCAGTCTGGGATTGCAATATCGATCGGGAAATACGCCATCATGATCGCGTCGCCCAGGTTCGGCGATCTGGTGCCGTCCGGCGCCTTGTTGACCAGCAATTTCATCTTGGTGGACTGCCCGGCCGTGGGCTGGCTGAGTTCCTTTTCGATCTGGCGTATCACCGGGATTGTGCCGTCGATCGAAATTAGGTCGTTCGGGTCGAAATTGATGCGCGGGCCGATCACGCGGTTGCGGCGCGGGTCGTAGCGGGCGCCGGCCATCACCGCCTGATAGGTGCGGTAGAACCGGAACCGCAGCTCCCACCAGCCCTGCGCCTTCAGGTTGGCGTAAAAATCCTCGTTGGTCGGGCTATCCTTGTCCTCGCTGTCGTCTTCCTGCTTGATCACGCGCAGCTTGGGGTGTTGCGGGCTGGCCGCGGCGTTCCAAGGGATAAACCGGATGTACGGCGGCATCAACTTGTCTTCGATCAGCCGGTTGACCTCAGCCTTGACCCCGGCGCCTACCCCGATGCAATCGTACTGGACCGCGATCTGGCCATGCCCATCGCAAAACGAGGCGGCGCGCCTGGCCGTCTTGCCGGTGTCCATCTCGCCCCATTCGTCGGCGGCTTTGAGCACAATACCGCGGCGCTTGATCAGCGCGTTACGGTCGTTACCACCGCCCTCGACGTCATCGGCCACGTCCAGCGCGGCACCCCATGCCCCGGTTTCCGGAATACCGAGCGTGATATGCGCGTCGATCGCGGCCTTGACCCAGTCCGATTTGATGATGATGCCGGCGACGGCTGCAGCGTAGTTCCGGTCCACCTCTTGGGCGAAAATGTGGCCCAGCCCCTCGCTCTCGAATTTGGATTTGCGGGTGTCGTACCACTCTTTCGTCTTGGTCGGGTGGTCGCGCCAGTCCATCACGAACACGTTGGCCCGATCCTTAACCACCGGCGCGCCACGTACCCACTCGACGCCATTTTCCCGGCGCCGGTGGAACACGTTACCGACGCCGTTAACCGATGAAAGATCAATCTGAACGCGGGTGTTTTCGGACAGCGCCGCCTCAATCGCTTCGGGATGCTCGTAATGTGCAGACTCATCTTTGAAGGTACAGAGCGTGCGCCCACCACGTCCGATATTGTCGCCCGCCTCGCCCGTGATCGTCGCCCCATTTTCCGGGTTGATCAGCTTCATGAACCCACTATGAATTCGCGGGTTGAACCCCTTCGGCAGAAAAAAGTCCGGCAGGTTGAACACCAGCGTGCGGATTTTGTCGAAAATCGACTTCGGGTCGCCAAGCTTATCGACCAGCTCTTCCTTGCGGCTTCCCCAGCCAACCGCGGCGCCCTCCCAAAACAGCCACAGCCACACCGAGAAGCCGCAGCAATCCCACGTCGCGCCCATGTCGCGGCACTTCTCGATCAGCCCCGACGCCTCGCCACGGAGGCAGGCATAGAGAAATTCGACTAGATCGTCCTGGCGCGGGAACAGGATAAACGGCACCCGCGTCGGAACATCTGACCCTGCGGCGCGCGGGTCGTAGGTGTCGCACCAGTGGTTGATGAATTCGGCCGGCCGCGTTCGGTAATATTCTTTCGCGCCCGCGATAAGCTCTGGGTGGGCGCGCAGGTGCAATACCTGTTGCTGCCGCCAAGCGTAGACCGCAACGTAATCCGGCGGCCAGTTTTCCTTACTTCTTGTGCAAGGAGGCTGCATATGCTTCGGCCGCCTCCTTCGCCGTCATCTCGGCGGTGATGACTTGGTGGTGCATTTCAATCGCGCCCCCACCTTTGCCGCCCATTTCAATCGTGGCCAGCTTCGGATGTACGAATGGCGCCACGTCTTTCGCGATAATGTGCGCCTGCATCGCCTTGCCGTCGTTGATTATTTCACCCTTGGGGTTGATCGCCTTAGCCCAAAGCGCCCGCATCAGCCGTAACGACAGCTCAAGGGGGGTAATCCCGGCATTTGTCGCCTCTTCTATGATTTCCTTCCGGCGCCGCGTAGCCGCTGTAATTGCTCCCTTTTTTCGTCCGGCGCCCGTTCGTTTGCCGCCTCGCATATTGATTTCCTCTGATTTTCTTAGAATTTCGTCCGGCAGGTTCCGCACGCTCCGGTGATTGCTGCCGCTGTAACGCTTGGTCTCTGCATGGCGGCTTGGACAAGGTCTAGCGTCTTTCCAGCGCCGCGGCCAGCACCGTAACGACGGACGATGCAGACAAACTCTTCCACATCGTGCCCTTTTAGAACATATACGGGCTGTCCGTCACGGGTAAACTTTGGGCCTCCAAATTTGTCAAGCGCTTGGCCGCAATGTGCCAATTCGTGTTCGACCAGCGCGCAGAAGCTGCCGTCGTCGCAAACCGAGGCATAACCGGCGTCGAACGTCAGGATAAAATCCGGTAGCTCCCCAAACCAGTCACGCATCTGCTGCTCTTGGCGGGCCTTGATCCACTTGCCGCCTTGAAATTGCGATCGTTCGGCCTGACCAACGACCTGGACCATATGCCGGCTGTTTGGAATAGTCGCCCAAAGGCAACCGATGATGGCGTCTCTCAGGTGCTGGTGATCTGGGTTTTCGAGTGGGGCGCCGTCCACCACGAACGAGGCCATAGCCCAATTGGCGAGGTCTGGCGCCGGGATAAAATCGGGCGGAACGGTGCCGGGCTCAAATTCCGGCGGCCTTGGGCGTTTGTGAACGGTGGCGACTGACATGTGGTGCCCGTTACGCCGCTTCCGATTGTGCCGGCGCAGGGTCGGCACTGACACTGGCCTGTTTCGACTGCGGCTGAAAGACGATCTTACGGTGCTCTGGACACCATGGATAGCCGGGGCGGCCGCACATGCGCCAGTCAGGTTCTCCGGGCTCGCCGGTCATGAACTGACAACCACCGCGCGGCGGAAAATCCCGGACAGGGCCGGTGGGCTCAAGATCGGTAACGCCGCGTAACTCGGATGGGCTGTAGGTGATGCGCTGGGTCGGGCGGTCTTTAACCTGCTTTGGACGGTGCAAACGGTTGAAAGTGCGGGACCTTTCCGGTATTGTGCCGAGAATGCCGAGCCGCGCAAGTTTCCCAATCACAGCGTTGCGGCTGAAAGTGGTGCCGTGAGCTGTGTTGATGATCCTGGCCGTGACACTCGCGGAATAACCGTCAACGACATAGATTCGCTTGGCTTCGTCGCAGAGTTCCTGGGTCCAAACCGACATTACGGTTTTTCTTTTGGGCGGGGCGCGGCCGGCGGCGCGTAGCAGTAGAGATTGCCGCTGGGACCGTCGCCGCAGCGGTGGAACCCGATTGACGCCAGAAATTCATCGGAAAATCCAGTGGTTACCGGTTGCGGCGGCGCATCGGCGCGCACCGTCAGGCATTGATCCTTGCCGAGTTCAACCGATCCGGCCGCGGTCTGAACCTCGGTCGGGGTGCGGAAGCAGACCGTGGTGTCAGCCTTGAGCCGCAGCGTGCCGTAGGCGTCCCAGGCCATGGCCGGACCAATGGCGAACATAGCGAGGAATAGAATGGTGGGGATTGATCGCATATGGTCCTCAGCGGTGCCTATCGAACAACCAACCACAGAAAATACCTATCAGGACTGGCGCCATCGGAATTAAGACAATACCACATGCCAGAAGAAAAGTTCCCAACCAATATTCCCATGCTGGCATGATAACCCCTCTATTTCGACGCCCTGGCGGCCTGCCGCTCACGAAAGCGCCTGACCCGCTTGAGCGTTAGTTCGCGGATATGGGCCTTGCGGATTTCGGTCGGGTCGATGGGGTCGGGATTGACGGCCAGCGGGCGGCCGCTGCGGGGTGTCGAGCTGGGCTCGACAGGGGCATCCTTGGCCCGCGCCATGCCCTCCGCTATGATCTGCTGGGCCGTCTTGTTGGTGGTTTGTTGCGGTGCTCGGTCGGATTGGCCCGGCAAATGTCCGGATGCACGATCCGGGTCAGGGGCGGGTTTGGCATCTGGCCTCTTTGTCATCCTCTTCCTCGCGGATTTGGGGGCTGACCGCACCGCTGGCCTGCCCGGAGTTTCCCCCGACACTTTCGATGGCGCCTCGGCTTTGGCCGGCGCCGAATCTCGTTTGCATGGCATGTTGGACCAGTGGTGGTGACCACATTTGCGACAGGTGGGAGGGATGGGCATCAGAGTGTCCTATCAGACTAAGCGCCAAACTGCGCATGTTTGGATGCCATCAATAATTACTACGCGCGCGCCGCATCGGCCCACGGCAATTCTCACGTTACACCAGCTTTCGCCGCGTTACAACCTCTATCGCAAACAAAATCACCGCCGCAGGCCAAGCCGCCGCTATGGTGATGATCGCCAGAGGCGACCGTGAGTGCCGGTTTGCGATCAGCGCGAACGCGATAACACCGACGATGTAGAGCGCGAGGAGTGCGGTCTCCATTGTGGCCTCATATGCTGGAAGTGAGCGCAGCGCGCCCGACTTTGGTTATTGACACAACGGTGCCGGACCATCCGACACGCTGCGCTCGGATTAACCCCGCCGCGCGGAGCGCATTAAACGTCCTCAAACGCATCTGATCTGGCCATCCGCCGCACGGCTTGCCACCCCAAAAAGAGGTTTCCCAGTTACCGGCTGACAACCACGCAAGGGCTTTTTTCTGCGGCTGCGTTAGGTGTTCCAAGGCTGCGGCCTCTTCTGAGTTATCCGCTGATCCCGAAGGACCAACCCAAAAACGTGATAGCGTAACTCACGCCGATAAATGCCGCGCCCACGATTACTAAAGCCGCCAATGAGCTGCCAACAGCCACAACAAGCTGGTCAGCCTATGTACGCGCTTGACTTTGAATTTGCAACAGCGTATTTGAACTTTGTTCATCGGTTAGGATTTCAAGTGCAAAAGACTATCAGAACCTACTTTCGGCCAGAACCTCGCTGCCCCATGACGCGGCAACAATCTGTCGCTGAGAAGTTCGACGGCAAGGTTATTCCCTACGAGAACATCAACGAGTGGATCAGCCAAATGCGCCCACGTGATGTTGTGGGTGTGCCATATTATCACCGGCTGGCAAGCAACGCAGAGGACTTGAAGGCGGTACGTGATCGGCTCAAGGCGTTCTGTGTGGTTGTTCTGGAAATTGACACTGACCGACGCAGCGACAACCCAGATGACTTGGCCGACATGGTGGATGAAGCCCGTACGTTCTACGCCCGCAACGGCATGACGACTGCCGAGGCGAAGCGGCTTGGAGCGCTTGGGGCAAAAGCATCGCCCGTTACCAAATCCAAATCGAACGAACGATTGCCCGTCGAGATGGCTGAGAAAATCCTGAACGACCACGAGACATATCCGACGTTGCCCATCGCTTACCATGTCATCAATAACGCGCGGAATGCGGACGGCAAAAAGTTCAAACGGAAGTGGTATCCGTCGCTCGTGACGCGGCTGGCGAAACAAGGCAAAATTCACATAAAACTTCGGCGCAGTGGCCCGAAGTGCAAGCAGTAGGGGAGACCGTGATGCTCAAAGCGTTGCCTACCAACGATCTGTCGCCGACGATGAAGGACGCCTATCATCAAATCTGGTCTCATGGCGGCGTGGTCGAGCGGCGGCCGGTATGCCAGTACGTGAAGCCGCCAGAGCAGAAGCCGAAAACGGCAAGATGCGAGCAACGCTTGAAGCTTATGAGCGCTGGGAGGCGGACTTGATTGAATACAATGCCGCGTGGAAGAACGGCACGCTGACGATCTCGCAGGCCATGTGGGACCGCTTCATTGAAATTCAGGCCATGCGCAACGAAGCGCTGGGCAGATAGGGAGCACAGGCCGATGAAGGTCACAACAAAAGCCGAACTCCTGAAGGCAATCAAAGTCCTCAAGCGCGCCCACGTCGAGTATCACCGAGCAATCGAGGCTGATACCCAGCCGCGGTTGCAAAAAGCCGGAACCAGTTATTTCATCGCCAAGGCCAAGCTGTTCAAGATGGCAGGCGTTTAACTGAGGAACCGAAGAGATGGCACAACTGACCGACGACCAGGATTTAGTCCTGAGTATCTTGAACGACCACGGCGCAACTCGCTTTAAGTCGGCGCGAGACCTTACAGCTTGCGATTTTCTATGCAAGCACGGCTACATATCAGACCAAGGGCGTGACGGACTTATGTCTCTTGCGCCCAAGGGTTTGCGTTATCTCAACACTCACTAAGAAAGGCGCCTCCGTGCCGTCATTCGGAAAGATGCGTGACATACGAGACGAGATTCTGGCGGCGGCCGACTTGCGGGCGAGCGATGCCTACGTCAAGGAGCACGCCGAAAACGAAATGCTTCTGGCGGCTGGGAGGATTCTGAAGGCTCACGGCTATGTCGTTTATTTTCCCCACCACCTGAGAAAATGAGGAGCGATTTGGTGAAACCTCGCGCGCTTGATCTTTTTTGCTGTGCTGGTGGCTCTGCGATGGGCCTATTCCGCGCTGGCTTCCAAGTCGTTGGGATCGACATCGAACCTCAGCCGCACTACCCGTTTCAATTTCAACTAGGCAACGCCATGGACTTCGACCCGCAAGGGTTTGATTTTATCTGGGCGAGCCCTCCGTGTCAGGCATACACCAACGCACAGCGCATTCGTGGTCGCGAACATCCAGACTTGATTGAGGAATTGCGCAGCCGCCTGTTATGGTTTCCGCATATTCCCCACGTAATTGAAAATGTGCCGGGTGCGCCACTCATTAACCCGCTTGAACTTTGCGGCGCGATGTTTGGCCTAAAGACGTATCGCCATCGCATTTTCGAATGCTCGTTCCCGATCGACCAACCCGCCCACCCGCCGCATATCGCTCCAGTCCGCAAGATGGGGCGCCGCCCGCAGCCTGGGGATTTTATGCATGTTGTCGGAAATTTCTCCGGCGTCGATCAGGCGCGTGAAGCGATGGGAATTGACTGGATGCCTCGCGACAAATTTCGGGAAGCAGTCCCACCCGCATACTCGGAATACATCGGGCGCGCGGCGCTCGATCACATCGAAGCGGCTAAGACCGCATAGTTAGGAAGGGAAACCGACGTGAAAATAGGAACTCTTGTTCGCTTTGCACACGAGCAAAACGGCGGCCCTGTCCATAGAATAGTTCTGGTGGCCGACGACGGCATGGTTGAGCTTCACGACATGAGCGGACTATTCGCGTCACATCTATTCGTCGCTGCTGCTGACATCGCAGGAATTCCGTTTGATGATGACGGACGCAACAAACCGCTCGGTGCGGATGACGCAGAATTTGGAATGCCTAGATAGAAAGGGAGTGCGACGATCACCCTCCGTCAGCCTTGTGCGCCTCAGCGGCAAGCCGCCGCGACCGATCACGCAAAATCTGCGCCTCTCTCATGTGGTAATCGACGTTGGCACCGGTAGACCGTCCAGCCTTGCGCTGCTCGGCGTGGGCCATGTCGAGGACTTCTAGGGCCAGTTCAAGTTTTGGTGACATCCTGTCTCCCCTGTGTTCCTGGCGCGGCAGGAACATCGTCCGTTGCCTTGAACGCTGCCATTGCATCGTCGGCGCACTTGAGCATATACGCAAGCGTGTTGCGAAGATTTTCGACGATATTGTATGGCCCAACGATGCCGGATTTATACACCAATGCGAGCGCTGACTTCACACTCGCTACGTCGATATAGGTTTGCCCCAGCCCTGAAACCAACTCGCGCCACTTCTCCGCATCTGCGATGGCGCCGCGCTCCCTCGTCACAAGATCACGCTTGGCACGTTCGTCGTATTCCTTGCGCAGCCGTTCATCGATCTTCCGAGTTTTGATTGCGTCGTCTTTGTCGGCCGGCCGCGATGCGGATCGGAATAGCGATGCTACAAACGGTCGCCCGATAGGCTCGGCTTGGTGTTTTGCCGCGGCTTTAGCCTGTCTGATTTTCTCGCCACAGACCTCTAGCAGTCCCCACCCCTCCGGTACTTCAGCGACCGGTATTACATCCTTCGGCGCCGCCACGAAAAAATAGTCACAGAAGCGCGCCAACTCTTCCGCCTTCTGAGGATTGGACTTTTCACGCCGCCAATCGCCTCGTGAAATCTTGACCTCAATGCCGATGATGGTCAGCCCGCGCGAAGGCCATAGGCTCATAACCAGCACGTCGAGGTGACGGTGCGCCGCAAATCCAGTCCCTTGCGCGACCTCAAACGCCATGCCGTATTCAGCTGCCGGGTAGTGATCGCGCAGCGCCGATTTGACATCCTCAGCCGTGTAGCTCCGTCTCGGCTCTTTTGGCGTTAGAAGATCGCTCATGGCTTCAATCTCTCAGGATAGCCGCACTCTCCGCCGCAATAATCCACCAGCATTTCAAGGCACAGTAAGGCCGCCTCTTTCACCTTGTTCTGGCTACGCGCTTCGCCGGAATATGCCCGTACACATGCCATTGACGGAATGTGCGTTATCGTAATCCAGTACGGATTTGGGCTGGTGTGCATCCCGTTCGGGCGATCTTCCGTGATTTCTATCTTCAGGTCTTTGTCAGGAATGACCATCGCCCTATTTTCCTGTTTCCAACGCGGCGGCCGCAATCGATCCAATACCGGATACGATATGGCGCGCCCATTTTGCATGCATTGCGCCCATGCTGATGTTGGCGTGTTCAAGGACGGCTTGAGCCTCCACCAAATCAACTTCTGGAAACATCTCTAGCGGATATGCTTTCGCCCATTGGTCGATTTCGCGAAGTGCGGCTTCAAGTTTTTCTTCGCGGTCAGTCATGTGCTACTCCTCGTAGTTTCCAGCGACGCGGCGCCTAGACGGCGGGCGACCGGTTTAGAATTTCTTGCGCGCATTTTTTCGGCCGCAGCCTTAAGAACGTCGTGCGCGTTTTTTGGATTTCCCAAATGTAGCCTTGGCCACTCGATCGGCATCCCCTTCGCCCCCATCTTCAAAGCGTTTTCTTTGCAAATTCCGTAAGCGTAATCTCGGGTAGGATCGTCCAAATTCATCGATGCTGTAACAACTTCATATCCCTTGTGCCCCATAAATGCTGAAAGTTTTCTTTGAAAAATACTCACTCTTTCGAGCGGGTTTTCAATTGTCACCGTCCCCGGCTCGTAATCCCTGCCCGTCCCGTCTTTCTTAAAATCAACAACAACAAAGTTACTTTCTTCTGTTGTAAGATTCGGGTTTACGGGTGTTGCTGCTTCTACTTTCCTTTCCTTATCTTCCCTTCCCTTCTCTTGGGACCCCGGCGGGATGACTTCGGAATTCCCGGTGGGTGTCCCGGTGGGAGCGCGGCTGCGTAGTAGTCGGGAGTGCGGAGAAAGCGTCGCCAGCATCACCACGGCGGCCGATATTGCGTCGTCAAATGGCTGTGGATCGTATTCAGTGTCATAACGCTTCGCGTTGCCAGCGGCACTGCTTTTTCGTTGGCGAAGTTTTTCAACCCATCCCTCTAGCGCCTTTCCCGCTACGACAGGGTGGTATAGTCTGCCGTCAGAAGCCTTCTGCCATCCGTACAACGCCATATCCTTCACTTTGCGCCAAGACTTTACGTCTCTTGCAAATTCGGCTAGGCGTGCCAGCGATGCGTCATCGTCGGGAAGAGATGCGGCAGGGACTTGGTGAAAACTCTTAAGCCAAAGAGTGACACCAGCGCGCCATTCGGCGTCGGTCGCTTTGGCATGAAACTCAGAATCGAATAGTCGCGCAATATCAATCCCGAGGTACGGGTAATCCCGAAGATCACACCCCGGAGGCGTTAGCGGATCGGCCATCACTCGCGCGCCTCTTTGTTTTTAGATTCTTGCCGCCAATCTGTCTGGTCCCAAGTTCCTTTGCCTAAATTACATTCCTCGCACAGAATCTGGAGGTTATCTTCGTTGAGTGCCAGTTCTGGGAACCGCGATCTGGGTTTTATGTGATCTACATGCAGTGGACCGTCAGTCTGTTGGCAGAGTTCGCATTTTGCCCCGCGCTCCTTGAATACCCTATAGCGGAGGCGCCTCCACTCCACTGTCGCGTAGAAGCTATCTTGTTTTGGAGCCGATACGGTTCTTATTTCAGGAAGGATTGTTAACGTCTTTACTATTTTCCGGCTTTCATGAGGAATAACCTGCATCAAATATCGTATGATTATACGATTACAATGACGTTTGATGGACGGTAAATTCCATCCAAGTTGTCGATATATGGCCTCGCAAACCTCATAAGGAGTGGTTTTTTCCTTAGAAATAAAGCCTATTTTTTTGAGATGACTGACAACCGTAGCAAAAGCTAACGCTCGAATAGCCTCATCATTGAGACAGCCGATGTGTTTTCTCATAGCTCTGTTGATTACTCCCGTGAGTGGGTGCCGGTCGGGCCGAGTCACGGGAGTGAACCAGCAACCCGACCTAACACCTCCTTCGTCTCAACAACCGTCGCTATGCGGCCGACGCCTGGCATAGCCTGCCGACGAAATCATAGGTACACACCCATGGCACTCGTACCGCTGCTTGTAACATTGCTGATCGTCGGGCTGATCTTTGCCGTCATCTGGTGGGCAATCTCAACAATCCCGCTACCGGCGCCGTTCGGAATGGTCGTGCGGGTCATTTTTGCGGTGATCGTTGTGATCGTCCTTATTGGCATGTTGACCGGATCAATCGGCGGTATCGGCCTTGGCCACCTTGGCGCGCTCGGAAACTGCCGCTAGTCCCGCACCAACGGCCGAACCGAGCAACTACCCTTCCGACACCCCAATCCGTGCGTCAGCGCCCGCATGAGTGGCCACCCCATGCCAAGCCGCTGCTTTACCACCGACAGAGCAATTGCCGTGCCTGATAGCCTGTGGGCTTCTGAGACGGGCATTTCGCGGCCCTGGTAGGTTACCGTCGCGGCGGGTTGTTGGGGATCTGGTTCGTCGCACGGCGTTTCATCGGCCGGCCGATCGGACTTCCTACCCTCGGATGTCCTCCGCTGGCGCTCGGCGGCCGGTATTTTTGGCAGGCCAAGCCGGAACGCCTTCCCAATCACCGCGTTTTTGGTAAACTGCGGCCCTAGCATCCCGGCAATTTCAACCGCGCTGGCGTGCGGCCAGAATATCGTCAGGGTTGAGACTTGAGCCTCACCCCAGATTGTATTGCGTGGGCTCATGGCTTAACCTCAATCTTGACCACATTCGACGGGTTGATTTCCTCCCGGATGATGCGCGTGATCGTGTCGCTCACCGCGTTCAAAACGATGTCCATGGTGCTGCCGTCCTTCCGCTTTTCACTTACCCGGACATCGACAACCTGGCGCCGGCCGCCAACCTCCAGATAATCGACATGCACAAACAGCGCCCCGCGTAACCCCGTTACCTCTTTGCCGATCTTCTCGGCTATGTGCTGGCGGCGGTTCGTGGTCACGGTTTTATTTCAAGTTCTTCGTCCATCGGTTTGTCTTCCGCAAACTCGAATATCGATTGGTCTGCCTCTGGAACATCAACGGCGCGCATGTTGCGAACAGCCTGTTCGTAATAGCTTGCTTTCAATTCGACGCCAAGCGCCTTCCGGCCGTTCCTGACGGCAGAATAGACCTCGGAACCGACACCCATAAAAGGCGTGAACACAGTTTCACCGGGGTTGCTCCAAAGGACAAGGACGCGATCGATCACGTCAAGCTGTAACGGGTGGACGTGCTTTTCGTCCATCTCATCCTTAGAATCCCGGAACGGCAGCACGCGACCGATGCGGATGTCATCCCAGAACGCCGAAGCGTATTGTCGCCAAATCCAATGTGAGAAACGGTTTTCGATCTGGTTTCCCGTATGGCCTCGCCATTGCAGAACGTCGTTTGGTGGGCGCCGCTCGCCTGCGTATTCCATCAATCCGGTGGGGTGCGTGATGGGGATTGGATTTTTTCCCTTGCGCCGGAACACGAGCAAATAGTCGGCGGATGCTACACTGCACCTCGAGCTATCTTCGACCAAGGATCGGTGGGCCAAGTTTTTTGCCATTGTGCGATTGCGCACCGCAAGAGGTTCCTTCCACACGGCGTAACGGGCGACGAAATTCCACCCCTCTTTTTGGTGTAGACGGATGATGTCACCGGGGAAATCGACAAGGTAATCTGTTCCAGTGTTGCCGGATGGAACGTCCATGCAGTGAACCGCCGTCATACGCCCCGGCAAAGTCAGTCGCGCCAACTCACGAACGACAAAGGCGTAATGCTCAAAAAACTTGTCGTAGTCCAGGCAGTTTGACAGGTCACGGTCAGAGCTTGAATATTGGAACAAGCCGCCGAATGGCGGAGAATAGACCGACAGGTGTATTTTTTCCGCTGGCATTTTCTGCATAACCTCGATGCAATCACCGTTATAGATGGCCCACCGATTTGTGATGTCGCTGTTCGCTATAGCCACGACGGAAACTCCTCTTTCTTGGTGAATTTAACGCTGCGGTCAACGCCCTGGGCTTCGTTCATGTATGCGATAAGCCCCGCAAACATCTTGTCCGCAGCCTTTGATTTGCGCTGCAAATTATCCAGCACGTTTTTTTCTCCTTCGGTCGCAACAATATCGGATCTGACGGGGTTTTTCTGTCCGAAGCGCCAGAAGCGCCGAATGCCTTGGTAGTATCCTTCAAACGAGTGGGTTGGGAACGAGACGGAATGTGCGCAGTGCTGGAAGTTCAGCCCCCATGCACCGATTTTTTCCTTCGTTACCAGTACCCGCGCGCTACCATCGACAAAGGCCAGAAACTTCACCTCTTTCGCGTCGTCGCTATCGGCGCCGCTCACCTGTACGCAATCCGGGATCAACTTCTCGAGCAGATTTCCTTCGTCGTTCAAGCTGCACCACACAGTCGCCGGCCGCCCGGTTTTATTGACCAGGGACGCGGCCTTTTCACATCGCTCTTGAATGGTGCGCCGCCGCTCCTCACGTTGCTCTTGTAAGCCAACAGCGGGAAGCGCAAACAGAGTTCCGTCAGGAAGCGATTGTGCGTCAACCATGTGCTGACGTTCGATCAGCGGCGGGAGAATAAATGCGCCGTCATCAAATCCGAGGTCGGAAGGCTTGCGAATGGCGCGCGCCCACGAGCAAACCCATTTCCAGAACGGACCTTCGGCGTGCCCCTTGAAGCGCCATTTTGCCCCCTCATCCAACGCCCGGAAAGACTTCCCTTTGTGCCGGATGATGTGAGCCTTGATCGAATTGCCTTGGTCGTTTTTGAAAAACCGGCTCAACATATCCATGTAACCGAGATAGCCAAGAGCCTCGCTACTCGTTCCCAACTCGATGTATTCGTTCGGTGATGGCGTTGCCGTGCAAAGAAGACGATACCGCATCCGCCGCATGAATTCGGTTATCTCTTGCCGCCTCGCGCCGTCAAACGATTTGAGAATGGCACTTTCGTCACATACGGCGCCAGCAAAAACGGATTGGTCAAAGTAGTGTAGGCGCTCATAATTTACGATGTTGATGCCGGGATGTACTGTTCCGTCTTGCGAAACATGAGCCTCAATGTCGAATTTCTTCGCCTCTCTGCAGGTCTGTTGTGCGACGGCCAGCGGCGTCAAGATCAACACAGGCTTATTCGTCTTGCGAACGACGTTTTCAGCCCATACCAATTGCATCGGCGTCTTGCCCATGCCGCAGTCGGCAAAGATGGCGCCACGTCCCTTGTGGATAGCCCACTCGACTAGTGCTTGTTGAAAGTTGAACAAAAACGACGGCATTACGATAGGCTTAAACCCATCATTGGAACCGAGTTGCGCTTTGTGTGCGAGAAACTTTTGATATTCGTTCACGCCAACGCGCTCCGCTTGACTTGGTCTGAACTGAAACCACGTAGCCGTAATAGGCCATATCTGACGCTGCTGTGATCGTGGCCGGTGCGGCGACCGATGCCGATTAACGAGTAACGTGGGTTTTCTTCTCTCAGCCGCGCCCATGCCCGCCAGCGCGCCTTCACATAAGGCCGCGCCTTGTCGCCTGCCATGAGCCGCACCGGGTCAAGCCCAGCCGCCACAGCCTCTTCGGACGCGACACGTATCCAAACCTTTGCAGACGGGATAATTCCCCACGGCGTTGCCATTCTATATTTCCCGGTGTTCGATGTCTGGGTTGAGCGCACGAAACACGTTGCGGCGCAGAGCGTAGTCGCGGACGTGGTAGCCCTTGACCTCTTCCGCAACCATCTTCCGCACGTCGCGGTCGAAGTAAGAAAAATCAGCCGTGTAGCGCCCGACCTTCTTGCCGTTCACGACAAGCTCGTATTTCGGCTGGCACGTCAGACCTTCGATCCGACCGGCGCGCTGCAAAAGCTTCAACTCGCCGTAGCGCTTCGCCTCCTTTTTGCTTGGGAAGACGATGCCGTCAACTTCGGTTTTGATGGCGCGATACTTGCTGGATTTAGGTAGCATTACCGCATACCGAGAGCGGTTTTGTACAGATCGTCAACCGCTTCAAATTCCTGGAAGTCGGCTTTGTCCATCTTGCGCTCGCGGATCACCTTGCGGAGATTCTTGACCAAAAATCCCTCGCCTTTGGCTTCGAAAAACACCTCTTTGATGTCATCCGAAAGCGCCTTCTTTTCCTCTTCAAGTCTTTCGACCCGTTCGCAAAACGAACGAAGCCTGTCTTTGGCGAATCCTGTTGTCATGCTATTCTCCTATGTACCAAGGTTCATTTTCACGCCTGCCGCCAAATGCTTCTAGCAGTGCGCGCTCATGCTTCAGTTTTCGATCTTCCTCGACCGCCTCGCGTAACGCCTCGTTAATCTCCACCTTACGCCGCTGCGCTATGCGCTCGATGGCGGTTCTTGGATCGGGGCGGACGGGGCGGAAGTGAATCATTCTGGTTTGTCCAGATCGATTGTTGGCGCCAACGGCTTGCCGCCGTTCTCATAATCTCTGCCGTCAACGTGGCGCTCATTGTAGCTATGCCAGCCAGCGCCAGCGTTGGCTTCAATCGGCGCCCAGATGGCCTTCTTCTGCTCTGGAGTGAGGGGATTGCGTGCCTTACGCTTAGCCATGTGCGTCTTCCCATTCCTTCGCCGCGCGCCGACCGGCGGCCAGCCTTTCGCGGCGCAAACCCTTGTGTGCGAGGCACCACGCGGTAAAGTGGTCGAAGAAAGTAACCAAGCCGTCCGTCGCGCCTTCAATCTGGGAAATCGTTTCAGGATTTGGCAGAGATATACCGTTTTCCCAGTCGTAGACGCTGCTTTGCGAGCCGACGCCAAGGGCTTCTGTCGCTTTCTCAAAGGTCAATTTGCGCTCTTTGCGCCAGGTTCGTAGCATCATGCCATTATGAATACCGCGGGGCCGGTGTCCGACGCAAGCAAAATAATTTCGGTACGGGCGAATTATTCTCTTGCCACCGCGACAAGCCGGGTGTAACGCTTGCTTGTCAGTCACGAGGACCCGGATATGAATTGTGCATCGAGCCACTGCGAAGAACTTCTGATGGACGGCGAGTTGCTGCCGTATCAGCGCGCCGAACTCGGTATGTCGCCGGAGAAAACGGCCCCTGACAATACAGTGTCAGAAACAACCAACCAAATCGTCGCCGCGCTTCGCCCGCATTCGATCCCAATCGGCCCATACGTCGCAAAGATCGTTCGCGACGGCCTTTCCGCCGATCCTGAGCGCCACATTGCGGAGATAAGCCGCGTCCAATCCGATCTGCACGCCGATGGATGGCTTCAATCTCTGACAAAGACCATCGATGTCACAGACAAAGCGGGCTGCAAGTATCGGATTACCGTCGAGGTGCTGCCATGAGCTACGGCGCCCCGATCCCTTTTGAAGCCAACCAGCGGCAATGCGCGGTGTGTGGCGCATCTCTCGTGTACGGCGTTGATCCGGTGATTTACGTTCGCGACCGCTGGGGACATGACACTGATAACTGCGGCGACCGTGAGTGCATGGCGAAAGCGTTCTCCGTCGTCATGGAAGAACTTTTCGACGCGCTGGACGGTATTCTACCCGACGCGCTTTCGGATGAAACCTGGATGACGGAGCGCGGCGCAACTGCGATCCGAGCCGCAACGGAGACGGTGGAATGAAACTCTCGATCCGCGTCCGCACCGCTTCCGGCACCCGCACCATCGTCACTGCTGGCCATGACCAAGATTTTGCCTATGCCGTCAAGCAAGCACTGGAACATCTGGCGGCACAAGCCATGGACCCGGCCGCGTTGGTCGCCGAGGTGACCGAGGATGGCGCTTCTATCCCGATGAAAGAATATATGCGGCGCGGCAAGATCGCCATGGCACGGGCGGCGAAAACCGCTGAGAAGGCCAAGAAGGTTGAAGTCGTGCAACTCGACAACGTCGAATCTCTCGCCAACGCGCGCAAGAAAAAGGCTGCAAAATGAGCATTCAAAACGATCCGAGACACTTCGGCCTCACTGGCACCAAGCCTGATTACACCGCCGCCGGAATCGCCATTTGCGAGCAGATGGCGGAAGAAGATCGCATCAACAGCGATGTTGTTCCCATAAAAAACAACTACCACTGCGAAATATCACAGTGCGAACCGATCTGCCCGACCGAGCCACTTCGGAAGACTGTCGCGGCGGCGGTCGGATTGGTCGTGTTCATCGCAGCGGCCTGCTTCCTCTGGAGGTTTGTGCTTTGACCCGCGCACACCGCTGCCACCGCCTCAGCATGTACCTGTCCATCCTACTCATGGCGCTATCTGTCGTCGTGCTCTGCGTTGCGAGCGCGGTTTACGAACAGACGGCGCCGCAAACCATCGAACAAAACTAACAATCCGCAACCCATCGGTAGAAGGAAACCAACATGAAAGCGTTTGGAATTGGTATTCTTGCCCTTCTCTGCTTCGTCGCCGTGACATGGACCGGCATAGCCATCAATTACGGCACCTATGCGTTTTGGGCACCGAAGTTCAAAACCGTTGAGCGGAACGTCTATCAACAGACGCCAAGCTACATCAACGGCAATCTGTCCGACCTTCGCGACATGCGCGACCAGATTAACCGCGCTTCCGATCCTGCCGCCAAAGCCTCCTCACAGGCTGCTCTTCGCGACAAAATCAATCACCTTCCGCCAGACTTTCCAGTACCGGCCGACGTGCGCGCCGCGGCCTACAACTGAACCATAAACCAGAAAGAACCAGCCATGAACCGCACTGCAATCTTTGCAATCTTCGCCCTGGGCAGCATCACTCTCGCCGCTTGCGATAAGGCACCCACAAACACTGCCGACGTTCAAGACCAACATGAGCAGGAAGACATCACGGCCCAGGCGGTCGCTCAAGTTCCGTTGCCTACCATCACTCACTTCGCTACTCGCCGGACCCTGAAGGCGGCCTATGAAGCCCAGGACCAGCAAATCCCGACCTACTCCTACCACTTCTCTCAGATGCACAATTGCTACGTCCCTCTCGGCGGCGATGAACACACGTTCGGTTACCCTGTCCCCGGCGCCACGCAGATGACCAACCCCCAAAAGGCCGTGGATATCTGCCGCGACATTTCCGGCCACTACTGCTACGAACTCATGTCGCAGGCTGATCCCGACACCACATTCAAACCGGCCTCGGAAGACGCCACTTGGCTGATGCAACTCAACCCGACAACCGGCAAGAACGAAGTCAGCTACAGCGAGCCGCAGGTCTTCACCAAGACATCACCTATCGATCCGAAGTGGGTTTGCAAGCCAAACCAATAATCGATTCCGAAATCCCATCAAAGGAACCATTCTGATGTCTGAACCCACCTCCCTGACCTTTGCCGAAAAGATCGCCAAGTCGTCTCAGGTTCGCTACGTCGAATACAACTTCAAAACTAGGCAACTATCCATCGTGTTCCGCCGCACCCCGGCACTGTACGTCTATTCCGGCTTCGGCATCGACGCCTGGGAACACCTGCAAAACGCCGATTCCATCGGCTCATACCTTTACAAGTTCGTGACCAAGCCGCTCAACGGCGTTCTGCCATACCAGTTCGAAAAGCGGGAACTGCCGGAAGAACTGCGCGAACCAGAATGACCCGCGGCGATCACCTCTACCTCATTGATGGGTCCGGATATTTGTTCCGGGCCTATCATGCCTTGCCGCCGCTGACCCGAAAGTCCGATGGGCTTCCGACCGGCGCGGTTTCCGGCTACTGCAACATGCTGTGGCGCCTACTTGCCGACATGCAAAACGGCGACCGGCCCACGCACGTTGCGGTAATCTTCGACGCCGGAAAACACACGTTCCGGAACGACATTTACCCCGCGTACAAGGCCAATCGGCCGCCGGTCCCGGAAGACCTTAGACCGCAAATTCCGCTGGTGCGAGACGCTACGCGGGCCTTTGGCGTCTCTTGCGTCGAATTGGCCGGGTTCGAAGCGGATGACCTTATCGCCACCTATGCACGGCTGGCGCGCGAGGCCGGTGCCCGCGTCACCGTCGTGTCGTCCGACAAGGACCTGATGCAGCTTGTCGTCGATGGCCAGGTGCAACTCTTCGACGGCATGAAGAACAAGGCCATCGGCTCGGCCGAAGTGATCGAAAAATTCGGCGTGCCGCCGTCCAAGGTGGTGGACGTGCAATCGCTAGCGGGCGATTCCACCGACAACGTGCCGGGGGTACCGGGTATCGGTATCAAGACCGCCGCTGAACTGATCAACGCCTATGGCGATCTGGAAACGCTGCTTGCCCGCGCTGGCGAGATCAAACAACCCAAGCGCCGCGCCGCCGTGATGGATAACGCCGACAAGGCGCGCCTGTCGCTCCGGTTGGTCACGCTCAATGATCACGTTGCCGTCACGGTTCGGCCTGATACCTTCGCCGTCCGTGGCCCCGACCCTGTGGCGCTTTTGGCATTCCTCCGAAATATGGAGTTTGCCATGTTGACAAGGCAGGTTGAAGCCGTGTATCCAGACACCAAGGAGAACGCAATGGGAAAAGACCTCTACGAATTCTGGCGCAACGCGCTTGCCGGTAATGTCGGCCCAATCCATGAAACGGAACCGGAATGCGGATTTTGGCGCAAACGCATGTCGAAGGGCGGCCCGTTCACGGGGGTGGCGATATTCCCCGGAGAAAGCGACGAACTTGTGGCCATGATCGGCCGCAACCCGCCAACCATCACCGACGCACTCAGCTTATGGACTTGGGTTGTGCGGTATCCCGTGACCGAGGAATTTTACCGCACCTGGGAACAGACCGGCAAGTGGCCCGACGATGACGCTGGTGTCCTGGAATCCTTGGAAGCGCCGGAAGCCTCGACCGAGCCCGGTGCCAACAATCCGCCGAAAGACGAAGCCGAAGAGCTTCGCGAGCAAATCGAATCCGCTTCGAAAAACGCGACAGCGTACAAGACCATCACCGACGACGAAACGGCGGCGAAGGCACAAGGCGCCCGGTCGCGGCTGCTCGAATTGGCCGGTACAGCTGATAAGCAGCACGACAAGGAAAAGGCGCCTCACCTTGAGGCTGGCCGCGCCGTTGACAAGCGCTGGTTCCCGCTCCGCGATACCGCGAAAGCCGCCGCCGACGCGATCCGCGTCGCGATCCGCGACCACGAAAACCGCAAGCTGGCCAAGCAGCGCGAGACCGAGCGGCTGGCGCTGGAAGCCGCCAGGAAGGCAGAGCAAGCCCGTCTGGCCGCGATTGAGGCTGGCAAGCCTGTGCCGCCTCCTCCCCCGCCACCGCCGCCCGCGCCACCTCAGCCCGCGCCTAGCGCGACAATACGCGGAGGTTATGGACGCGCCGCGACCAAGAAGATGATCAAGGTTTATTCGGTAACGGACCAAGACGCCGCCTATGCCTTCGTCCGTAACGATGCGGGCGTGGTCGAAGCCATCGCCAAGGCTGCGAAACGGTTCTGCGAGGCCGGGTCAACCGTACCCGGCGTCACGGTGACGGAAGAAATGGACGTTCGATAGAGGGATTGTCATGTTTACCGTTGCAGATTTGATTACCCGCCTACAGCAACTTCCACCGGAGGCTATTGTCGTGAATATGGCCTCAGAAGACGGCTATTACGAGGTGCTGGGCGCCTGTCGGTTGACGCTGGTTGTTCGTCGCCCAAACCCATACCCTCGGAAAAAGGGGTTTGGCGAATACGTAGACACCGAAGGATTGCCCAAGAATTCGAAGAAAAAACGAATTCCTGCCGTGATGATCGGCCTCTTGACTGGCGACCAACGCCCATTTGACGAACAACACAACATTGGATCACGCAAATGAGCGACACCGGAACCACCGAACAGGCCGGCCCGCCGTCACCCCCGCCAGCCGATCAGCCGCGCCAGAGCCGCGCGCTGGCGACGTGGGAGGCGTTCGAATCTGAACTGAAATCGCGCGAGACGGCCATCATGTCGATGCTGCCCAGCGATGTCAGTCGTCAGCGGTTTATGAATTCGGTTCTGGCCGCCGTCCGGCAAAAGCCGGAAGTCCTCAACGCATCGCCGCGGTCCCTGTTTTCCGCCATCACCAAGTCTGCCCAAGACGGTCTTATCCCGGACGGCAAAGAAGCCGTGATCAACGTCTACAAGACGAAGGTCAAAGGCAAGTTTGGTCAGAAAGACCAGTGGGTGCCGACCGCGCAATATATTCCGATGACGCACGGCATTCGCAAGCGCGCCCGCGAACTCGACCACCTTATCATCAACACCCAAGTCGTCTACGAAAATGACGAATGGGACCGGGAGGAAGGCGACAACCCCCATATCACGCACCGGCCGCCCAAGAAGCTGAACGCGCCGCGCGGTGCTATGATCGGCGCCTATGCCATTTTCAAGCGGGAAGGCACCGGAGAAATTCTGCACCGTGAGGTTATGTACGACCTTGAAATCGCCGATGTCCGCGCCCAATCCAAGGACCCTGACGGGCTGATGTGGGGGACTTTCACCACGGAGGCGTGGCGCAAGACGGTTCTGCGCAGGGGTATCAAAACCGTCCCAGTAAGCGACGGCCTGGACCGCATCGTGACACGCGATGACGAGATGTTCAACTTTGGCCGTGAGCGCGTTGCCGAACCCGCTGCGCTGGCATCACCGCCAAGTCCACCACCGGCGCCCAAGGCTATCACAAACAATCCGGGCCACGCCCTCAACACAATCGACCCTATCCCCGAAGATGTAGACGCGCAACTTGATCGCGTCGCGCTTCGGGAACTGAACGGCGGCGGCGATGAGCCCCAGGAAGAAGCGGAAAGCGTCCCCCCGCAAGCCCCCGCTTCTCCACCATCGCCGCCGTCACCTCCTTCGCCACCGAAGGCGCCGGAGCCACCGAAACCCGTTGACATCAATACGGTTGACCAGCTCGCCGATTGGGTTCGCGATCAGATCAAGGAATCCGAGATGCTTGACCTTGATCCGCTGAACGCGCTTGACGATCAGGTTTCGATGGAATGCGACCAAGCCGGGCGTGAAGACCTCAGGTCTATCTGGAAGGCGGCCTTTTACGCCCGGCAAAAGGTGTTCAGCAGGAAGGCGAAGCGGTAAGATGCGAAAACTTGGAACCCATGCAGCCATCTGCGATGCAGAAGACGACGTTGTGGAGGCTCAGAGAGCCTATTTGAAGCGGTTCGGATGGAATGAAACATGTTCCATGCCGGGCGCATATTGGCTGTGGCGGCGCGATTTTGCAGACGTGGACAAGGAACGGCAGGCAGCATTCGACGCCCGTCCCGTTCCTACACCACCTCACCCGTATGGCATTATCACGGCCAGCACCGTAATCGCCATTGGAATGACCCAGAGCGTTTTGGATCATGACGAAGACCCAGAAGATGACGATGATGAAAGCTGAAGCCATGAGCCGAGATAACGAATGTCGCAAGTCCGACCTGATCGACATTTCCGCAGAAGTGAAGGGCGAGACCGACAAGGCATATCGCCTGTTTGACGGCGCCAAGACGGAATGGGTTCCGAAGTCTCAGGTTGAAGACAACGGCGACGGCACATTCGCGATGCCTGAGTGGCTGGCAAAGGACAAAGGCTTCATTTGATATGCGGCAAATATTATACCTCAGATCGCCAGAAATCCGCGAGCGGGCATGCGCCGCGATCCGGTTAGCGCCGGACGGTTACCGCGTCGAGATTAAGGAACCAACGCGAAGCCTCGACCAAAACGCGAAGTTGTGGGCGATGCTGAACGACGTTTCCGAGCAGGTGGTCTGGTACGGCACGAAACTGTCGTCAGATGACTGGAAAACGATCTTTACCGCATCGCTCCGCAAGACGCGCGTTGTTCCCGGAATCGACACCGGCTCATTCGTTCCGGTCGGCATGAGCACGTCGAAGATGACAAAGTCTGAGTTGTCGGATTTGCTTGAATTGATCGGTGCATTTGGCGCAGAACATGACGTAAAATGGTCTGACCCGAAAGAGGTTAAAAATGGCTGAAACATGGAGCCCAGACGGCATAGCGTGCGGTAAATGCAAATGGTGGTATCAAGGCCAGTGTCGCCGTCATCCCCCGCAGTGGGCTTCATGGCCTTTGGATAATCAGCATCCCATCACATACATGCCAAATCTCAATTGGCCGGATACAAACGCAGGCGATTGGTGCGGCGACTTCACCGCTTCGAACGGAGGTTAACATGAACAAATTCTGGATGGTTCTCGCCAACAACAGCAACATCACAACATACCGGCACGATTCATTCGAGGCGGCGCGAACAGAAGCGGCTCGCCTTGCTCGTATGAACCCGGCCGTCGCGTTCTTCGTTCTCGGCAGCGAAGGCTTTGCCATCAAGCGGGATGTCGATTGGCACAAGACGGGTGACGACGTTATGGACGACGGAGAAATCCCTTTTTAGGCAGATTGCCCAATGCACCCCAAGAAGCCGCCGCGCCGAAACACCCACTCTACATCAAAACGGGGACGCCATTGCAGGCATTCGAGGTGAAGTCGTGACCAAGCAAGCCAAATTCTACACCGAGATCGGCGCCAGAATCAGGGCGCGGCGCATCAGCGCTGGCCTTACCCTTGAAGCGCTGGCCAAATGCGCCGGCAGGGACTTTTCGGAAATCTCGCGTTACGAACGCGGGGAGCGGCCGGTGCCGCTGTTTGAACTGGCGCGGATTGCTGGCGCGGTCGGGTGTGAACTGGCGGACATGGTCAAAGGGGTGCGGGTGAAATGATCAGGATACGCTCGATCGATTGTGAAACGACGGGAATGCCGGAAGCCGAGGGCGGCGCCGAAATTGTCGAAATCGGCTGGTGTGATATTGCGGTCAAACTGGATGACCCGGTTCCGGGTGCGGTGCGGGCTTGGATTGAACCGGGCCGGTGGGGATCGCAACTCTGCAACCCAGGGCGCCCGATCCCGCCGGAAGCCATGGCGGTCCACCATATCCGAGACGCGGAAGTTGCCGCGATGCCCACGGCCGCCGATGTTCTGGCCAATGTGATGGGCGGCGGCGCAAATTACTTCGCAGCCCACAACGCCGATTTTGAGCGCAAGTTCATCACGAACGACGTGAAATGGATCTGCACTTTCAAGGTCGCGTTACGCCTTTGGCCCGACGCCAGCCACCACAGCAACCAATTCCTGCGTTACTTCCTCCCGTTACAGATTGATGACGAAACGCTCGCCATGCCGCCGCACCGCGCCGGCCCCGACGCCTATGTTACGGCGCACCTTCTGGTTATGGAACTGGAATCGGGGAAAGTCTCGATCGATGACATGGTTCGATGGTCGAACGGCCCGGCGCTGCTCCCGCGCGTGAATTTCGGCAAGCACAAGGGCGCCAAGTGGGATGATGTCCCGCTCGATTACCTATCGTGGATCGTGGACAAGAGCGACATGGACCGCGATATCAAGGCCAACGCGAAGCACTGGCTGAAGGTCCGAACCCAGAAGGCAGCGCAATGAGTTCGGATTTTTTCCGCTGCCAGAACGCATCCTGTGGCCGGAAATGGCACGCGGCCAGCCTGGACTATGAGCGCGGCCGCGCGACAAAGCCACGGTCTGACCTGTTCGCGGCGCCGAAGGAAACGAGCGATGACGGCTGCCCGGCGTGCGGCGGCCGGTTGGAACCTGAGCGCGGGTCGCTTTGCGAGGATCGGGTATGACTGATCGGCCGCGCCGACGCGCAATCCCCGTTGCCGTGAAACGCGCGGTCTGCGCCCGGCAGGGCAATTTCTGCAAATGTGGGTGTGGGATGTGGGTTTCAGTAAATCCACACTCTGGAACCAAATACGACCACCGGCCTCCTTTGCGCCTTCGTGACGTGCTTCCGGACGGCTCGGATTACACCCCGCCGCAGCACTCCGTAGAGCATCTGGACGCAATCTGCGATGCCGAGCACCACCGCCGGACGCACGGGACCGGTGCCACTGTCGCGGGATCAGACATCGGCGCCATCAAAAAAGAGCGCCACCGGGACAAAAAGCGCGCCGGAACTGCCCGCATCTGCAAATTTCCCAACAGCAAAGCCAAAATCCAGGCCCGGAAGTGGCCACCGAAGGGGTCGCGGCCGTTTCGGAAATCCAAATAGCACACTTGACGCGCTCGCGATTTGGTAGAATATACGGGGTAGGCCAGCGCCGGAAACGCTGGCCGCCCCTAACCAAGATTTGCCACAGGAGGGCAATTCGATGGCTGCAAGAACACGTATCACCGCGAAGGAAAATGGTCCACACCCGCTTGATGTTGCGCTGGGCGCGCGGATCAGGTTGCGCCGCAAGGAACTTGGTCTGTCGCAAGAAGACCTCGGAAAACTCTGCGGTGACATCACGTTTCAACAGGTGCAAAAATACGAGCATGGCGCGAACCGCGTGAGCTTTTCACGGCTCGTTCAGATTGCGGCCACGCTGCAATGCTCAGTGTCGTCGCTTATCAGTGACCTCGACAACGATCAGTCCGGCAAGCCCGTCGCTATGGATGCCCTTAAAGCACTCAACGAACCGGGCGCGCTAAACCTTCTGGTGGCATTCAGTGTCATCTCAACAGGCCAGCGCAAAGCCGTTCTTGACCTCGCGTGCCAGCTCGCTGGCAAGGATTGACCATGAGCATCCCCTACGCCACCGCCACAAGCGGCGCCAAGGCCCGCGACGAAGTCGTGAAGATGCTGCGGGTCTTCGGGTGTGAATCCGTTGGCTTCATGGATGACTTTGAAAATGGCGCCGTGATCCTGGCGTTCAAACACCACGGCCGGCCGGTCCAATTGCGGGCGTCGGCGCAGGGCTGGGCCGCGATGTACCTCAAAGCGCAGAAGTACAAAAACCATCGCGGCCCGCAGAAAGTGCGCGAGGACGAACGCAAAGCCCTTGCGCAAGGGCTGATCGCCGTGAACTCAATCCTTCGCGATTGGGTCAAAGGCCAGATTACCGCCGTCGAAACCGGGATGCTGTCGTTCAACGCGGTGTTTTTACCTTACATGCTGGCGAGCGACGGCCGCCCCGTGGTCGAACACCTCATGCAATCCGGTCTCGTTCCGGCGCTGGAGGACAAGAGCAATGGCTGAGACGCAAAGGGCCGACACGGTGACAGCCGCAGGGGCTATCCGCCAAATTTTATGTGAATGGCGCCACGCAGATATTCAACGATGGTCCCCACAACAAACAAGAAACCGGAGCCGAGTAATCCAACAACGGCCCATCCCGCGCCTTTCGCCGTGGAAATATCGCCGCTCAATTTCGAAACATTGGCCTTGATCGCGTCTATCTTCACGTCTTGCTCGCCAAGATGCATCTGACGGTCTTTTGTCTGGTCATCGAACCGCTTATCATTCGCGTTGCGCTCGGCATCGAATAGATCCAGGATTCTCTGAAAATCCGCCCGGTTGTGTTCCGAGTGATCTTTGCGGATGGTCTTTTCTTCGTCAATCTCTCGGCGGAACCCTTGCATCTCGGCAAGGATCGCGCCATTGCCCGATAGAACCTCACGCAGGCTGCTTTCGATGCGACGAAGATTTGAGTTTTCGGATTCGGTCATTTCGCCACTGCGGTAGGTTTGACATCGCGACACTTGGCGACGACGGTTTCGAGAAGGTCAAGCCGCTTAGCGCGCAACCGCGCCCCGGAGTCCAATAGCTTTTCGAAGTCTGCCAGTTCGGCCGCGGATTTGAGCGCGTCCAGCGTGTCGGGGTAGTTCGGCGCCGAGGTCACGGTGTCAGGGACGCAAGATACTGGCGTCGGAACGTCGGCCGTCACGGTGTTGACGACGGGCTCGGATGGCTTATCGGCGCACGCGGAAAGCAATACGGCAAGCGCGGACATGGCGAGGTATCGTTTCATCGACTGCGGTCCTCTATGATCTGCGCACGGGCGGATACGGCCCGCTCGCACTCAGTCTTGCCGGCTGGTTTGGCCGCCGCCAGAACCGCCAAGCGGGCCAGTAGCGCCTCTCTTTCGGTCTGGTTCTTGGCTATGGCGGCGACCAGGGATGCCCGTAGCGCATCGCCCTGCTTGCCGAGGGCGAGGATTTTGGTGTTTTGGTTCGCCACTGCGGTTTCGAGGCCGCTGACGTTTCCGTGACACTGTCCAAGACTGTCCGTCGCCGTCTTCAGCTTGGCCTTGAGGCCAGGCGCGCCCCACCAAAGGATCTGATATCCGTTGATTTCGAATGCCTGATAGATGGCAACGGGCGTGAAGATGACGCCACAGAGCGCCAGAACAGCCACGACGGCTACTAGGAGCTTGTTTGCTGCCCACGAGGCTATGGTTGCCCACATTACGGTTGCCCTCCTGCGGCTATCTGCTTGTCAGCCGTCGCAGCGCCCGTGATCGTCTTCTTGTCCTCGGTTGCGGCTGCAATTTTTGCCCTTGCATCAGCGCTGCGCTGGGCACCAAATTGCTGTAAAACACCACCGATAGCAGCAACTACGGCAAGCGACGATCCAATATCCTTGAGGTAGACGGCCAAAATTCCCATTGCGGTTAGCGCAACCATACCCAAATAGATCGCAAACGGTCGCGCGTTGCGGACAAACCGCGTTTCTTCCGGCTGTGGCGCGCTCGCCAGAGCGGTCACAAACTCTTGGGCTTTAGACACGATACTGCCGATACCGCCTTCACTCATGGCTTACCTCAGGCAATTAGCCCAATCACGAAGAAAACCACCGCAGTGCCAAGCACCACGTACCACATGTTCCGCGCCGCCCACGATGTGCCTTTGGCAATCGCAGCCTTCACGTCATCATCGGCCGTGGTGTAGATTTTCAGCGCGTCGGCGACGATCTTCTGCTTTTCTGCGGTCAAGTTTTGAATGATACTCATTTCGTTACCTCTTGCGTTACAATGTTGGTTTCGAGATAGTCGGCCTCACGGCAGCGCCGCGTGTGAAACGCATCACCAAAATCACATAGCTGAAGGATTACGGCGTGCCAGTCTTGGGCGCAAGCCGCTTTCCAAAAGGCCGGGCAGCGCACTTCCGGCCTGCCGTACTGCCAGGCCACGGATGCCAAAACGGTTTGGGCCGCGTCGGGAAGGTTGTTGAACGGCGTTCCTGTGGCTTGGAAATAGTGAAGAATTAAGGAGGTGATGATGCTCTTGCGCTTTGGACCCTCCAGCGCGTCGGCTTCGGCCGCGGTCAGGACCAAAGGCTGGCCGCTGAGCAAGTGCTGGGCACGGTCGCCGCGGACGCCAAGGTAGGGCTTGAGCTTGGCTTGAAGATCGGGCGGCAGCGCGGCCAGTTCCGCGGGCGACAGATAGGCAAGGTCAACACCGCCCGCCACGGTAACGCCGGACGCCTGGAATCCTTTCGGCCAGTATCCGGTGAGGCTGCGGCCTTCCAATTCCGTGATAAATCCCCAATCGATCATGACACACCAAACGCGGACAGCCGCGTCCCATCGACACGAACCCAAAGGCCGCCGCCGCGATACTCGCCGGTTGCGGTAAACACGGGGCTTGTCAAAAACAGAAGATCGGTCGCGCCATCCGTCGAAATGCTGACCGAATTTGTTTTGTCCGTGCTAGTCTTGAAGATGAAAAACCACTTCGGCTTTGTCGCGGTGCCGAGGTTGAGCGGTATGGTCAGCCGAAATCCGGCCGACGCCGTGTTGCAGGGGATTTCGAAGTCATTGGCGGTCAAAGTCGCTGGCGCAGTAAGCGGAGACGACGGCGCGTTTCCGGTCGGCGTGCCTTTCTGCAGCGCCTCAATATCGTTTGCAGCGGCGCCAAAATTGTTTCGCACCGCAGGCGAAAGCACGGCTGCGTTGTTAGCGGGGACGTTGCGGTCGATTGTGCTTGCCATGGCGGTTACGGCCCAATCCCGATTGCAATCCAGTTCACGAAGATAGTTCGGCTCTCGCTGGCACCGCTTTCGTTATCGATTCTGATCGAAAATCCACTCGCGGATTTTCCGTAAACGATTGCGGTGTAGTTGCCACCTGAATTTGCTGGATTCCCTCCGGCGTTGGTGTCCGTCGTGGCAGAAACAAAATATGTAGAAGTCGCGAAAGAACTAGGCAGTGTGACAGTATCAGAACCAAACGCTTCACCAGCCACCGTAACGGGTTTCAACCCGAACTGAAATTTTATGTTACCGGGAAGAACAATGCTGTTTGCCGTCCTCGGCATTAGCGTCCCGAGGGCGGCCGCGGTTAACGCCTTCGTGGCGTCGGCAAGAGTGGTATCAACCGAAGTGCTTACGAGTTGAACGAGACCAAGCTGAGAAACGGTGCCAGACTGGATGGCAACGGATGTGTTGCTGGTCACCAGCCCTTTGGCGTTTGTGGTAACAGCAGAGACGTGAGTGGCGTCACCAGTGGCGCCAGGCGATGAGTTGACGGTGGCCAACGTGCCTGTGGCGCTGACATTTCCTGAACCGTCGAAACTGACAGACCATGTCAGGTCGCCAGAGATGCCAATGGTTCTTGCCGTAGTCAGCTTGTTTGCGTTTGGAGCGCTACTGCCCCATATCGGAACGCCGCCGCTGAGCTGCAGTACAGTTCCATCCGCCGCAGGCGCCAGAACGGTCCAGCCACCAGATGCGCGATATGGAATATCGCCAGCGGTATTCCCAGCATAATCGAGGTAAGAACTGATGCTCGGAAGATTTACGAACGGCAAAATGCCTTGACCAGAAGGCATCGCAGAAAGCAACGGCAAATACGAGAACGGAAGTAATCCTTGCACCTCAGACGCGAGATTGATCTGTGGAGCCTGCCCCGGCACGCCGCCATGATGCGATGCCAAGAGCCCGGCCAGGAACGGCGCGGCGGGATAGTTCGACGGCACATTGGTGCCGACAGAGGGTCCAGCGACAACAATTTCCGGTGCCGTGATTTGGGTCTGGCCGTAGGCAAGATCGATCAGGTAGAGCGGGACATAGCCGGAGGTCGGCGACGGCGGCACCTCGGCGCCGGTCGTGGCGGCAACGCCGTAGACGGCTTGAAGCGTACAAACTGCGCTGCGCCGTGTCGGGAGTGCCGTTCCGGTTCCACCCGGCCCGAGCAGCGGCACGTTCGCGTTGTCAACGTTCCAGAAATTGAGGATGCCGCCTTCGGGATCGTCGCTGGGCACGTTGTCGGATTGCGTGAATGTGGCCTGGATCAGAACCCATTGCGACTGGCCAGACGAAAGCCCCGCCGTGGTCAGCGTCAATTGCTGCGCCGCTGCGATGCCTTGTTGATCGATCAGGTCGGTATCTTGGCCCAATACGCCGTATTGCGTAGCGTCAACCTGGGTCACCTTGTAGATGCGGCCGGCCGCGATGTTCACTTTGAGATCGGCCGGCGCGTCCGGCGTCGCGGCGAGGCCAAACACAACGGTTGCGCCCGTGCCCAAAAAGTCGTTGGTCATCAGGCCAAGCCCGATCAGCGTGTCGCGCGCCAAGCTGAGGAAATCGTAGTCGCGGGCCTGTTCGCCAGTGTAAACTATGGGCCTGTCGGTCATCAGTGCGCGTCCCAAGTCAAAGTGCTATCCCAGTGTTGCGATGTCACGTCCCAGCTAAATGGACCGCCTATTTCCGTGCCGGATATTACCTGCATAAAGGCGGTGATACCACACACCTTGAGCCGCGCCACAATCGAAGTCGCGAGTTCTGCCAGTTGCTCGTTTGTGTAGGGCGATCCGGTCGGTAGCGTGATCTTAACGAAAAAGCTTCCGGGATTTGTCCAGACGAACGGGTTGGATGGTCGGTTCACACCCCAGAAGCTAAATACTTGTCCCGTGGTGCCGTCCCACATACCCGTATCCAGTAAGGACCACGATTCTATGATGACCGGGACAGAACCGAGAAGATCGGCAAGCGCTGCCGAAATCACGGCGCGGGTGTTGGCTTTCGAGAACAGCCCGGCCAAGATGCGGGTGCGGTAGTTCGTATCGCTTTCGCCAGTCTGGCGCGGCAGTGCGTTGCCGTAGAAATCGAGCGCGATCAGATCCAGCCAGCCGCCTGTTGCGGTTCTAATGCGGGTCTGTAGCTTGGCATAAGCGACCAGCGCGTAGATATTGGCGTCGATCGCGGCGCTACCGGTGAGCACGCCTTGCAAGATCGGCGGCGCGCTTTCAAACCAAGCCTGCGGTATCAGGGTTTGGAGCCGTGCCAGGATGTCATTGGTGTCGCCCGTGCTCATGTTGGCGTCACCGTAATGGTTCCGGGCAGCACCCGGTTGAACGTGGTTAGAGCAAGATCGGAATTGACGCCGTTAATCGTGGTCGTGTTGTCCACCACGTATTCGCATCCGGCTACCGCGTTCGCGGCCGAAATCAGGCGGGTAATGGCAAGTTGGGTAGAACCAAGTTGCAGCGCCTGGGTATAGGAGGATAGCGCCGTCTCAACATTGGTCTGCACCGTCGTGGCATCATAGCCCGAAGCGACCTTGATCGTCATGGCGAGATTTGCCGTGACCACGGTAGGGCCAAACACGCCAAACTGCACGCCACAGCCGCGAATGATCGTAATCGCCGCGGTCACGGCATCGATCAAGCCTTGCGATGGATGTCCGCTGCCGTCATCAATCACGACGAAGAAGTAATTGGCGCGGGCCACCAAAGCCGGATAGGTTAGGTCTTCCACAATCACATATCGGATTTCTTGCTGAACCGATGTAATAGCATATTCGACCGCGGCGACGTTGGCCGTGTTCAGGCTTTGCAGGTAGAGCACAAACCGGACGCGGAACGCCGGAGCGCTTTCAGCGTCGAGACCACCGGTAAACGCAGCCGGATTATTGATGGTGTCCACGCCAGAAATCGAGGACAGCATCACCGTAACGGTGTTAGCCTGGACGTTTCCGACCGCACCGCCTGTCGTGTTCTGCGCCGGCACGCTGATCGAAGCCGTGCTGATCGGCAGGACATAGCCGTTATCCGGGGCCGAATAGTGCGGGTTGCTCGTGTCCAGCGTCACGGTTACGGTCTGGGTGCCGTCCGTGGTTCCGGCCTGAAATCCGATTGGAACCACGGCGCGTGTGCTGGAATTGAGCCGAGCCGCGGTGAGGGCGCCCACGGACTTTACCGCGGGGAGGCGGGTCAGGCCAAAATCGGCCATCCAGGAATCGAGGTCGGTGCCTTGGCTGGTCGCGGCGCGGGTCACGGCAAGGAGGTTCAGAACAAGGGCTTGGAGCCACAGCGCCACGCCGGCACAGGCTTCCGCCAATGCGAGGAGAGTTGAGCCCACCGTGAAGTCAAGCAGCGCCGACGCCTTGGCCTGGGCCGCAGCGGTCCATTGGCCAACCAGTTGCGAAAAGCTGTATGTGTTGGGCGCTGGCATTGCGTTACGAACCTCTGGGCGCGAGCCTACAACAAATCCACATTAGCTGACATCAAATTCAAGCAGTTGTGGCGCCCCGGACGTGGCGGACCAGTAATTGATGGTCAAGCTGATCTGATCCGGCGCTATTCTGGCCGTGACCTTCGGTGCCGGGCTGCGCGCCACGGTCTGTTCCTGGAGAATTTGGGCCATAACCGCCATTTCGATTGTGCTTGGCGGCACGGCCTGCCCGATGTAACGGGGAAGTCCGGCGCCGTATTCCGGGTGCCACAAATAATCGCCGGGGTTGGTGAGCAAGCGGCGGATGATGCGTTGCTCGGTCAAGGCGATGTCATCGACCAGCGCAAGGTCACCGCTGGGCGTGGTGGAAAGGTCTTGGCTCCAAGTTGCGTCGAGGTCTGGCATCACGTCGCCTTTACCTTGGTTGAACTCGCCACCACCTTACCGGCAACCACAGAATCGCCGTCAAGCACCACCTTCTTGCCGCCACCACCGAGCAGAACCGTCGCGCCCGTGATCGCAGCATTGCCTTGCGCCGTTACATTCGCATCGCCCTGCGCCGTCACGTTTACATCACCTTGAGCCGCAACGGAAACGTCTCCGGTAACGGTCAAATTCACGGCACCGCTAACCGTTACGTCGAGGTCGCCAGCGCTGATGATGGTGACATTGGTGTCGTTGGTGAGTTTCAGCATGGACCCGGATTTGTGGACCAGCCAAAGTTCTCCGGACTCTGCACCCGCGGCCGCGCCGGGCGGCGGGTTGCGTTGGTCGAAAATCCGCTTCACGATAATGCCGGAATCGCGGTCCCCCTCTTGGAAAACGACCAACACCTGATCGCCTTCGGCCAGCGGCGCGATAAAGCCCCAGCCGTTGCCCATCCAATCGACGCCGACCGGAAGCCATCCACTCTCAAAATCTTCAGGCTGTATCTTGACCTTGGCCGCGATGGCGTTGCCGTCCCACGCCGTGACCAAGCCCATGCGCGGCTCTTGGTAATTGCGGGAATTCCGCTCCATTTGCTGGCGGTTATAGTTGGCTAAATCCTCCATACCACCGGACACGGCGCATCATCCCAGAGATTGTGTCCTGACCATAAGCCAATAGAACACCTTGTACAAAGCCGATTTGGCACGGGCGACGGGGACGAAAGTGCGCCCGTGCGTTACAATTTCCTTGCGTTACACCGCACAGAGCGTTACGTTTGCGAGGGAAAATTTAGGCGGAAGACACCATGACAGGCGTGAAACTCCAAGACTTCCTGACGACACACATCCGATTTGGTCAAGCCATCGGTGACGCGCAAATCAAAGAGATTTGCGTCATTCGGCAAACGGAGGCCGACCCAGCGGCGCGCATCATCACGACGTGGCAAAACGGTCGCGTCAGAAAACACGTCATTCCGCTGCCCAACAAGAATGATAAGCGGACGGCACGTTCGGAACTTGAGCGATTGCCAATGGCGCCGGAAGAGCCCCAGGAAGATCGCAAGCCATCCCCGGTCGAAAACATGATCTACACGAAAATGTGCGACATGGAGAGATGGATTTCGTCCGCGTTCGCCAAGGCCACGCAGGAAGCGAAAAGCAACCCTGCAAATCAGAACGAGGTTTTTGAACGGATGAAAAAAACTCTTTTCGGTGCGGAATCGTACTTCGAGCAAAGAATAAGTAAAATTGAGGAAAGGCAGCTACAACACAGCCACACCCAATCGGTCAAACCGACCAATGACGACAGAAGAATACGTATGGCAAAACGCCTCACTCTCATCGGAAGCGCTTTAACGGTCGTCAACTTGGTAATCATTCTGTGGTGCGTGTTGTGACCGAACAAAACCCGAGCAAGCCGGCAGAATTTGCCTACATTATGCGTGGCGACAAGCAGTTTCTCGTCAGGGTAGAACCATTGAGAGAGGGAGATATTGAACTCATGCGCCCCAAACCAAAAGCACCAGTTGCGCCAAAGGCCAAGAGACAAACAGACGAAGAGTTTGTTGATGTGATCTATAACGCATCTCGCATCGGCGACAAGAAACTGCACTACATCAAGGCGTACAAGAAATTGCTGGCGATCATTCTGCGCGCCAAATTGTCGGCAGCACGCTGGGAAAAGCGCTATCGTGCGCTTAAAGCAAAGCACGGCAAGACCAAACCACAGGCGGTGACTACCGTTATACCACCACAGCTTTTAAGGGCGGACGTTATTGCCAAAGCAGTCCGCGGTGCCGAAGCTATGATGAAAAAAGAGAAGTTGAAAAAAGCGGACAAAGCACGTCTTTCACGTCGGAAGCGTTGAACTGGTGGAATGGTTCTTGGCCCTGACCCGCATAAGCCATCCGCTGTTGGCGTTCAGTTCGTGCTCGATCCTGTCTGCAAAATAAAACTGGTCCCACGCCGTATTTGTCCCCGTCAGGCTCATAACAGTATCGTCAGTGAGCAGCGGATCGCCGGGAGCGGAAATTTCGATGACGCGTTCCCGCTTTGTGATCTGCTTGAGATAGGCAGTTGCCAAATCTTGGCATTGGGCGTGCGTCTTGTTCGGAATGTTATACGAATAAATCTGTGTCCCCGCCTTGTTGCCGGTTCTGTTGTTGCGAAGCGGGTTGAGGGCGCTGGCCTCTGCCTTTGCCTTCTTTCCTGTGGCGCGGCTGAAGCTTTGCACCACGACTTTCACGTCCCGCGCGACGGTTAGGGCGCGCGTGCATTTCAGGGTCAACACGTTCGATTGGAGCACTTGCCCAGCATCGCGCGGCACATATTTGAAGATGTACGGGTTCGTCTCGTTTGGCTTTTCCGGCTGTCCAAAGTAAAGCTGAGTGCCACGGATCAGGATGACAAAACCTTCGTCCTGTGCCAGTTGCGTCAGCAAATCCCATTCCGAAATCTTCCGGCTTTCCAGGTTCGTTTCGTTGTTGAAATACGAACCGACCTTCTTGTGTGTCGCCGTGATCTTCGGTTTCAGTTCGGGATGGTTTGCGGCGATCTTGGCCGCGACTTGGCTTGAGGTCATGTTTTTGTACGTGAACGTGACGATGGAATCGATCAAGGCGCCGGTGTAATCTCGCCCGCGCATCACGATCATCTGACTGCCGTCTTCACGCAGGAAATCTTCGTCAATTTCATCGACTACACCGATGATCAGCGAAGTCGGCGACCCGAGCGTGCCATCCGCATTCTTGAACCCGGCCTGGATTTCCATCTGCAAGTCGGTTTGCGTTCCGAAATAGGCGGCGTCGAAGGGCGCGACCAAGCCATTCATCGGGAGTTCGACCGACCAATTATCGGAAACGTAGTGCGCGTTCTTGGTCACCATCGCGGTTTCCCAGTTCTGCACCGGCTTGCCGTTCAGCAAAACGCGGGCGTAGGGAAAACGGACTTGCGATTGCGGCGACGGATTGTTAACTGCCATAAATCCCACCCCCCGCCGCTGAATTGGTGGGCGGAATGGCCAGTGTGACCACGCCGGTAAACCACGGATCTGTCATGCCGTTCTGTTGCGCGATCCGGTTCCATTGCGTCGCGTCGCCAAGAACCTGAAGCGCAATCGAAAAAAGGTTGCCGCCCGCCACCGTGACCGTCTTGAGAGGTGCGCCCTGTTGTGTTGCGGCCATCACAGCGCTCCCGAAGAGGTGTTTCGGTTCATGCGGGTCAGGTAATCGTCTTGCTGGTTGATCTGAACGGCTTGGTCACATGTTGCGAGGTACGACAGAAACGCCGCCGGGTCAGGACTGCCTGCCGTGACGCCGCCCGGCACGGTGGCCACGCCCAAAACCGTTTCGGATTCCGCCATGAGCGCGGCGCATTGGTTCTGCGCCACCTGTAACGCGGCCACAAGTTGCGCCACGCTGGCGACAGTAACGCCGCTTGGCGTCACAATGGCGTCGGTGTCCTCGCGAACCACGGTCAGCGCAGCGGCCAGGTCGTCAAGCGACATGCCATAGGTGAGGACGGGCGCTGTTATGCCGGGCGTTTGCGGATTGACGCCAACCGACGACGCTACGGGGCCTGGGATAGCAGAAGAAATGCCCATGCCGAGCGCCAGCGCCGTTTCCAGGGTCTGCGCCAAATCGGAATTGAGGAGGTCAAAGACGCTGTTGCCCGGCGACAACGCGGGCGGCAGAGACAAATCTTCCACCACCATCAAAACGATGCGGTACGGAACCTGATAATAGCGCTCGAAATTGCCGACGAACTCAGCAACAATCGCGGTGTAGCTCAGCGTGTGATAGCTTAGCGTGACCTGTTCGCCAGTCTTGCGGTAGCCGTCCAATTGACGCGCGCGGGCGAACGCATCGGGGCCGGTGAACATGCCCTCCCACGTAATGTCGTCGTCGTCCTGCGTCATGGCGTCGAGAATGCGGGCGCCACCCGGCAACTGGTGCTTGCCGATCTTCTGCTTGCCGCCGAAATTGATGGTGGCCGGAATCTCCAGGTTGGAGAGTTCCACATCCCCGATCTTGACGACAAAGTCTGGTCCAAAGACAGCCATTATGGCAACACCGGTGAGAGTGCGGGGTTAAAGCCGGACGGCGCAAACGAAACGCTGCCGCCATTTTTTGCCATGCCACCAGCAACGACGGAACCCACCTTGCGACCGTCCATGGTGACCGTCATACCGTTCAGTGCCTTTTTGATCGCGTCGGCAAGCGCGTCTGGGGACTGTGTTTGCGATGACTGATTGAAATATTTTCCGGTGTTTGTTGTCCATCCCGGAGTGTTCGTCGCAGGAGAGCCGACGCCCTTGCCGTAAAACATGTCATGGAAGAAATACCAGAGCGGCCCCTTGGGGTGCCCTTGCGGATCGCCACCACGAATATCAAGCTGTTCCTTCATATTCTTAGGGTCTTTCGGATCATAACCAATCCTCCCTGGCTGAAACACAGCCACAATTGCTGCGACGGCCGCTAATGGCGCCAAAAGACCAAGTAGCCCTCCGCGCGCTGCCCATGTCGCCGCAACAATTCCACCCCCAGCGTTTCCGATAAGGACAAGGCTTAATGCCTTAAATGCAGCGGTTAGCCCCATCACCACGCCACCAAACATCATAGAGGCAGAGAGGCCAAAAAATGACCACATAAGAGCCTTCGCAATGGATGGGTGTTGCCGCATCCATTGGACTAAGTCGGAAAGCCAACTTACGAAATCTTTAAGCATTGGTAGCAGAGTTGGCATGAGGTGGAAACCCATGTCTGTGAGCAGATTATTCCATTGAGACTGAAGCCCCAACAATTGCGTTTGCGGGTCGTTTGAAAGGGCCATTTTATAGGCTTGTTCATACCCCATTGCTCCGCCGCCGGAACGCAATCCCATCTTCTGTGCGATAGCCTGAAGCAGCGGCGGCAAGTCTTTGAGCGCTGGCATGACGCCGACATTCGACATGTCGCGAAGGAAGTTGCCCGGCTTTGTCACGTATTCCATAAGCTGTGACATGGCGGTCTGCTGCATACTGCTGCCAGTAATCGCCATTCGCAGTTTGGCAGGGTCTTTAAGGATCGCCTCGCCAAACTTTTTCCCCATTGCGGGCACCAAGTCACGCCACGTCGCAAAGAATTGGTTATTCTGCCAAGCCTGTTTGTGGTCTAGGCCGGCCGTGATCGTTCCTGTAGTCGTGGTACGGACTGACTTTCCGTGCAAAAGACCAAGATCATGGAACCACGCCTGCGTCTTCTTGTTCATGATGCCCATGACAGCTACGCGATTGACCGCAGCCAACTGGGGACCGATACCCTTGCTGCCAGACGCCCCGCCGCCACCGACCCGTTCCAGCATCATGGTTGGGACAACACCATAGGTGAACGAATCATCCGGGCTGTATCTGGCCTGCCGAGCGTAATACAAGGTCTGGCCAATCGCCGATGGCGAAATACGGTTCTGGAATGCGGTCACGACCTTGGTCATCATTTCCGCGCCATGCTGCATCTGCGCGAAAGTGTTGAGGCCCATGATGTCCATTGCTTTGGTCACGTCGAAAGCGATGCCTTGAGCGTTGGACGATATTTTGGTCTCACCCGACGCCGCCATGACTGCCGCGATCTTCGACACAATAGGGAGCATCGGCAGCGCTTCTTTCATGCCGCCGCTCAACACATTGCGCATGTCCATCAATATGCTGAGATTTCCGGTTGCCGTCGAGATCACGACATCTTTCGTGTTTTTCCACGCCGCCGCCGTGGCCTCTGCCATCTCCAAATTGGAGAGGCCAGCCATTTTCATAATGTTGAGCTGGTGCGCATACTCCTTAGCATGGTTCACCATTTTGCTCATGGCGTATAGCCCAGCAAAACCCGCTCCGCCGATCAGTAGGCCGGACAGGCCAAGAAGCTTGATTTCCTGAAGCGTCTTGCGAAGCTTCGCGGCCTCTTTTTCCGTCTTGGCGAAGTGACCGGCGATCATGCCCAGCGCACCGGAGACCCGGTTCGTTAGGTAAATTCCGACGCCGATGCGATAATTTTCCACTACTCAGTACCTCACGCGATGGCAATTCGAGAACTACCGAGGACGCTTTCGGCGCCAAGGGACACCGCTATTTCATCGCCGATAATCACAGCAACCCTATCGCTGGTTTCAACCGCAGCACCGCCCAGAACAGAGCGGGGCGGCATAAACCGCGTTCCAAGTTCCTGCCACACCATCACTTGATCGTCAGAGCCGACGTGGCCTTCACGGTTGTCGAACTTGCGCTCAATCGTGGCGCGCATCTCGCCAGTACGAAGCAGCGGATTGTCGGGTGGCGCATAACCCAATTGGACCTTGCCGGGGATATAGAACCCAGCCGGGTGCATGAAGCCGTAGAGCGTTGCGGGGCTGAGGGGATCCCACGCCGCGAATGGTCCGGCTTGGGGCTGGTACTCGCCAATCTTGGCCTTGGCGGTCTTCTGAACGAGTTTGGTGGCCTTATCGAGCGCGATCACGTTAGCGGTCATCACGCCAACGAGCGTGTCTAGAAACTCTCCGAATGCTCCCAGGCCGCTAAATTCTCGCACATCAAAAGCCCTTACGTCTGTTTCTTCCAGCGCATGGTAGCGAAATCAAATTCCCCACCATCGCACTCTCCGATGACGATGATAGCAGCTTGGCGCTCCATATCGGTCATCTCGTTTTGGTCAAACCCTGGCGCGATCCCATTCTTGGCAAGGATGATGATTTCCCTGAACGTCGGATCGCAGACTATTTTTTTGTGGCGGCCCGATCCTCCTCATCGGCCTGGAGGCGTGCCTGCTCATCCATGGCGGCTTTAATCTTCGGCGCCAAGTCTTCCATGATATAGGCTTCGACCGCGTCGATACCTTCGTCGCCAAGACGCAGAAGCATCGCGTCGAGTTCGCGGCGGCTGCGCACACGCGGGGACATCTCGCCGTCGAGTTCGATCACGTAGTAGGCTGGCATCACGCTCAGCATGACGACTTGGTTGCTGGCGGATTCTCCGAGGATTTCCGCCAATCTGACACGCTCCAAGGGATTGGGCTTTTTCACGCCGATTGTGCGGCCGGTGCTGTCCTCGAAACGGATCACGCCCTTGGCGTCCGGCGCGTACTTGTCGCCCGGCGCCGCGCCGGACGTTTCCGTATCCGGCATTTTCTCCGCTTCACCGACCGGCGCCGTCACGCCGCGTTTTACTGTGACTTTGGTCATGGTCTACCTTAGATCAGTTGCTGACGCTTCGACGCCTTGAACGTCATCTGTTGTTCGACCTTGTCGTCGCCGCGCCACTTGCCGACGTTCGGAAACTTGACTGAGACGCCGGTAAAGACGAACTGCGAAATGGTGCCGTCCGCTTCGGTGATGGTTTCCATGATGCGGCTGGCCGTGAGCGCTTGGCCGGCGTAATAGGCCGCTTCATAGGCCGAAATGTAGAGGTCGAACACTTCGCTGTTGCGGTCCATGTTGAACGTCCCTTCCCAGCCGGAAGGAATTTCCAGAAACCGGTTCTCGCCGTCGATCCCGTGGCTGTTACGCTCAGTGCTCATCTGGTTCAAACTGAACTCGGTGATGTTCGAGAACTGTACCAAGCCGCCGGTCAGGGGCGAAACGAAGTCCAGCGTTACGTCTTTGCCAACGGAAAAGCTGTTGATAGGCATGGCCTAAATCTCCTCAAGCCGCGTTGGACAGAAGCTGCGCGCCGCTGCTTTCGATGGTGACGGTCTGGCCGCCTTCCAGATTGACGATCAGGAATTCGATCACGCTCTGGTAGATGACCTTGATTGCGATGGTTTCGATACCGGCCGCGACCTGCGAAGGCGGGTTGTTGGTCGAGTTCAGCGTGACCTGCCATGGCTGGCTTCCGTCCGCCGTGCCGATCACACCTTCCGACGCGAGGCCGGAGAAGAAATCGTCCAGCATGGACTTGGCTTGGCGCCGCTGGGTCGGGTTCTGCAACTGACCCACGACCTTGCCGACCACCGGTTTCAGACTGGCCACAATGAAGTTGGTCAGCATCGTGTAATTCTCGCCGCGGGTCGCGCCGTTGGACGAACTGTTACGCCCGATCCGAGGCCCGAAGTAGGATCCGCCCGGAACCGGGTTGCAGATGACATCGACGCGGCCCTGAACCAGCGCCGCAATGTCCGCGGTCGAGTAGCTGGCGCCCGACGTGCTTTTTTGCGTCCCGACCACGGCCTGAACCGCTCGGTTCAGCGTCGAATTCTGCGGCGGCGTCGCGGCGCGGAGCCCGGCCCAGAACGTGGCCGGGGCTAAGAGGCGGGTAACGCCATTGACCTGATCCTGCCAATAGACCCAATCGCCGAGCAGGAGCTTGAAGTTGTAATCGTCCACACCCTCGCTCGAAAGCGCGGCGACCGCGGCGGAGATGGTGTCGCCGATTGGCGTTGACGTGCCGACGATGCACGCCTCGCTGTCGGCAAAGGCAGACATCGCGGACCAATAAGTATCGTCCCAGGCGTCGGTAAGATTGACGATCTGGCATTGCTGGCCACGAAGCGCGTACATGCCCTTGCGCGGCGCGGTATCAACACCGACCAATTGCTGGGTGGCGACGCCGGACACGCCGTCAGCACCGCCCGAAAGCGTCGTGGTGGCAACCGTTGGCGTCGCACTCGATACGCCAGCCGTGGCCGTGACGATCTGCGACGGGCCACGAAGCCCGGAAATTCCGCTGTTTATGGCGCTGGCAAAACCGGTCCAGAACAGATTGCCGGGACCGGCGATGTTGTCGTAAATCTCAGCCGGAATGCCGAGGTTCGGAATGGAAACCGTCGCCTTGAATGTGCTGGCCTTGCTGCCGGCTGAAATGGCGATGGTCAAGCCGTTGCCCGCGGAGCCGGTGTACTTGGCCGTCACCGTCAATTGCGTCGGCGATGCGGTGCCGGAAGCCAGCGTGACCGTTTCTGTGGCCGCACCGGTGACGTTCTTGTTGTAGGTCCAGCCCATAGCAGGCCCGTTCATTGTGATGACGGCGCCACTCGACGTGAAGGTGAAACCGGCCGTGGTCAGGGCCACATTGGCTTGGAGCAGGGCGAGAAGTGCGGTCGCGGTGCTGGTGGTCGTGTCCGTGCCGATCACGGTATAGGAAACGGTGATGGCCGCGCCGTAGGTCGGGGTAAAGATCAACTGGACCTTGTCCGCCGCCGTGATCGTGCCGCCGATGGTCGCGGTTTCAATCGCGGTGCTGGCCGCAATCGTGGCCGTGGCCGCGGTATCGGTGCCGTCCGTGGCGCGGACGCAGCGCATGTCGGACGCGCCTTGCTGAATGGATACGGCGACGGCGGTGCCCAAATCGTATTCGCGGTTTTGGATGATGCCGAACGACGCCAATTGCTGATCGTTGCCGCCGATGATTACGGGAACGCCAACTGGACCCCACGTTGCAGTGCCGACGATGCCGAGGCGCCCGTAAGCGGCGCCCGCGATCAACTGGTTCTGCGGCGGAACGATGGCGATATAGGCGTCCGGGACGACAGGCGTCGGGGAATTTGCGGCGATGATCTGGGTCACGATTTTTCTCCAACGTCAGGAGTTTTGGCACGGGGCGACGGCACGGTGATGGGCGAGGCAGGAATGACCACCGGGTCCGGCGCGTTGATCTTGACGACGTGGTGAGCCTGCGGCGATGCCAGAATGGCGTCAACCTGCGCCGCGTCATCCACGATCTGCCCCTTGTCGTAACGCACCTTATCCCCGGTCGCGTTCTTGATGACAAACGGCTCGTTCACGACCAAATTGTATGCCATGGCTCTTACCTCACATCGGCTGCGTTACAATCGGCGGCGCAGACGGATCTATTCCGCCCGACATACTTACAACGCCAACCGTGATTTGTGTATCGGTTTCCTCATCCGTTACAGGATATTCGACGGAATAGATCACGTCGCGGCGATAGAGTAGCGGCTTTTGCTGTTCATCGCTTTCGTGCTCGCCCACCGTGATCAATCGTGATCCCATGCCATCGGCAAGGGTGAGGAAATTCTGTTGAGCGAGATACAACGTCGCCGCTTTCGCCGCAGCCGTTCGTAACGCTGGAGTCGGGCACCAGAACGTGACCTGAAACCGGCGCTCGATCCGCATCACTTCCTTGAAACTGACCCCGGCCCCGCCGACCCGCGCCGAAAGCTCGCGCGCGCCGTCGATATGAACGACGGGACCAACGGCATAAGCGGGCTCGAACGCATTGACGGCGGCGGCGACTGCAGTCGCAATCGAATTCAGGGTGTCGCCGATCTGCACTGCGTATTTGGCAAAGTGGCCATCAACCAGCACGGCGATGTTCTGCGGAATC